TCATTGATCGCTCCAGTTGAGGCATCCAGTGGTGGTGCAGCGCCCGCTGCAGAGCCCATCGCTGGCGCGCACGGTGTATTTGAGGGTGCCGGGACACCTGGTGCAGCCCATCTGCCCGCGCACGTCCTGCGGCGGCTTGTAGGCCGGCGGCTGGCAGTGCTGGCGCTTGATCTTGTTCAGCGCCTGGGCCGTATAGCTGGCCATGCGATTGAAGCGGGCGGTGGTCATTTGGATTCTTTTTCGATGTGATCGCGGGTTTCCCCGTGGCTCCGAAGGTCAGCGCCCGTTACCGGCGCCAGCTGGTCGCAGTGCGTCAGCACCAACCGGAAGGGCCCGTCGGCGTCCGCCGCGCAGCGCGCGCGCAGGCCAGAATCCAGTGGCGCGAAGCGCACGGCGCCCTGGTACGGATGGGGCACGTTCGTCTTGTCCTCGAACGACATGCCTGGGTTATGCCCGGGCAGGGGGCCCGCGCCGTGCCGCGTCAGGTAGGTGCGGGACACGTAGTAGGGGTCAATGCCCTTGATGCCCGCCTGGGCACACAGAATGCGCACGTTTTTCATGCCGGTGCTGGACCGGGTGACATGCGGGAAAAAAATCTTGTTGTCCTGGTCCAGCAGCAGGCCCTGGGCGCCTTCGAAGACCGGGTCTTTGCACTGGGCAATCCCGGCCGGGTGCACCGCGGCCGCGAACATTTCGCAACCGTGCAGGAACTGGGTGATCATGGCCTCGGGCTTGTCGATCGCCTGGCCGGTGCGGAATTTCGAGTACTTCCCGCATATCTCGGCCAGCTGCGCCTGCAGACGGGGCCGGTTGAAGTTCCAGAGGTCGGCCATCGTGATCTTGAGCTGCGGGAGTTCCGACCGATTGATGGTTTCGCTGAAACCCAGGCCCACCGAGCCGTGGCGGCCGGCGCCGCGCTTGTCCTCGATGCGCTGGTTGATCATCATGTCGGCGAAGGTGGTCACCAGGCAGGAGGGGTGCGCGAAAACGACCGGCACCACGCCCACCTTGCGTAGCTCGTCGACTTCCCGGAAAAACATCAACGGGTTGCAAACGAAAAATTGCGACAGGAAGGTGGGCACGCCGGCGAAGGTGCCGGAGCCCACATGCTGGAACACGTGCCGCCGGCCGTCCGGGGTGACGACGGTATGCCCAGCCTGGGCGCCGCCGTTGAAGCGGACCACCGCCCCTGCGCCCTCGTGGGCGCAGAGGTAGTCCGTCATCAGGCCCTTGCCTTCGTCGCCGAAATTGGCGCCTATGACGACACGCGCCCGCATCAGGAAGCCCCGAGCAGGGGCCGGCTTGCGGTGCCCCGCGGCAGACCCTTGACGGCGTCCAGGACCACGCCGCTGTGAGCGCCCCAGCCGCCAGCGGACACGGCGGCGTCGCGGCCTTCTGCGACCTCGATGGCGCTCACGATGGTTTCGGCCAGGCGCTTGTGGTCGGACAGGAAGATGACGCGCTGGCCCAGCAGGTTCTTCCAGCCTGCGGCCACGCGATCACCGTATTGCCTGGCGTGGCTGCCTTCCATGACGACGATGTGGAAAACGTCATAGGTGCGCTGTGCCATTGCCAGCAGGTCCGCGGTGGACAGTGTGGCCTCGATATCGTCGCCACACACGGCCTTGATCTGGTCGCGAGTGAGCGCGGCTGGCACTTCCTCGTCGCCGATCGTGAAGAGGTAGCCCCGCTTGCCGCGCTTCACGAAGCTGTCGTGCTCGGTGTGCATCGCTGCGAAGTACCAGGGGAGGTTGTAGCTCTCGAAGCTGTTCCCGCCGCCGCCCTTCTCCAGCCAGATCTGCGTCAACTGCTCAACGATGCGGTTGTCGGCCTCGAACTGCGAAACCTGCAGCGGAGCGCGGTCCGTGTTCGCGTCGCCCACGGCCATGAACATGACGTGCGGGTCCGTGATCGGCTTGCGGTCCAGGATGCTGGTGAACAGCGTTCCCAGGCCTTCACGGGCGATCACATCGGCGATCATGCCCATGCTGCCGGTCACGTCGACGGCGACGATCAGAGGCGTGGCCTGCGGGTTGTCGGCGCTGTCGCGGGACTCGCGCAGCTTGACACCCCTGGGGTCGAGACTGGAATTGATCGACTTGGACGAATAGATTTCGTCGGTCGTTTTGCTGCGCGTGCTGGCTGAAAAGCTGGCGTATGCGCCTGGATCGAAAGTACCTGCACCCATGGTGTGCTCCTAGTTCAAGGTTGTGCGGCCAAAAGGCGTGGCCGCTTCGCGTCGAGATCGGTGTTTATGTGGCCTTGTCGCAGCGGCCGCGGCAGCCCGTGGAAACCATCGGGCACTCGCCGCAATCGAAGTAGGTGTCGGCCTTGGCATCCGGGAGGGCCGCCGGCGGTGCTGTCGGCCGCGGGTCCTCGAACATGCCAAGCACCTTGTCCCATAGCGCCGTGGGCACGTTCACCGTGGTCCAGCGGCCGGCCGTGGACTTGCGCCTGTTTGGGTCACCATGTGAGCACGCCGCCAGCTGCCGAATCAGGGAATGGAGTTCCAGGGTCTGGTGGCCGTCGCAAGGGCAATCGTTGCGGCATGCAGGGACGCTGTTCATGTTGTGGGGGTAGGGGTACTTGCGGCAGGGGATGGCGTAAAACAATGCTCGCGGCCCCTCCACGGCCCGCGCCAGTTCCACCGGCACGGCCGCCTCGGCGGAAAACTGCGTTTCCACGTCGATCTCGCTCGGCTCGTCGGGCACCGGCTCTTCCGGCATCCAGCAGCTCTCGTCCTCGTCCTGGTTTTGAGGGTTTCCTGGATGCGTGCAGCTGTTGCAAGGCGGGCTCAAGTGGCAGCTGCAGTTGCCATCCCCGAACTGGGCGTTAAATTGGTCGCGCTCGGCCTGTGCTTCGGCCGTCAAGGTGCGTGTGGTCATTGCTGGATCTCCTGTAGCGCTTCGTCGCGCGCAGTGTTGATTTCGGCTGTCTTCGCGGTGCGCGCGGCACGCTCCGACTCGGGGCCTTTGTCGGGGTGGTGCTCGCTCACCAGGGCGCGATACCGCGCCTGGACTTCCTCGGCCGTCTGGCCGTTGGGTGTGATGAACTGCAGAACCTCTCGCCAGGGCCTTTTCATGCCGGCCACGATGGGCGCGGGCAGGGCGGTGAAACCCGTGAAGGCCCGGTCCAGGATGGCGGCGCCGCCGTGGCGCTCGATCGCGCGCATTGCCTCAATGGTGGCCGCCAGCGCCGCGATGTTCTGCGCCACATCCGTGTAGCGGTCGATCGCCATACAGCGGTCCTTGCCCATGTCGGACCAGTAGACGGCCACGCCAGGATCGTCCGGCTTGCGCTCGCCGCTGCGCGGCCGGCCGCTGAGCGTTGGCTGCACGTTGGAGCTGATGACCACGTCGTCCTCTCCAATGGCCATGCGCAGCAACTCGGCCAGCAACCGGTCGACGGCACCGGCGACGGTGATGTTTTCCGCCGTTTGCCCATAGGACTTTGTCGAGAAGCGGCCGATGTCTCGGCGGTTCGGCGGCGTGCGCTTCCAGCCGGTAGGCCAGGCCAATGGATATCGGGTAGGGTTCATGATGCTTCCTTACTGATGAAACGGATGGGGGGCACGTCGCGCTGCGTATTGGCGATGGCCCGGGCCAGGCTCGAAATCGCGGGCTTGATGCGCACGCGCACCTCTGCCAGCTTCTTGTGGCAATGAATGCAGGTGCCGCCCTTGAGGCCGCCGGCGTGATCGCTCCACTCGTGATAGGCGGTGGTTTGGTGGGCGTAGGGCGGCTTCTGCTGGCGCACGACTGGGCAGCGCAGCGTCTCGAAGCGAGCGGCGCGGCCGTGCACGGTGTTGGCGAGATTGCGGGGGTCGTACATCACGTCACCCGCTTGAACTCGACCACCCACACCCAGGGGTTGGCATCCCAGCTGCTGGAGCCGTTGATCTGTTCCCAAAGGGTGCGGTACAAGCTGTAGGCGCTGTCGTTGAAGTGGGTTTTCCCGTCAGGCATAAGGCATTCGTAGATGCCGTAGCAAGCATCCGAGCGCCGCGCTGCGCTTGAGATGCGGATGCCCTCCGCAACGGCATCAGCCTCGCTGATGTCCTGCAGCCGCTCGACGCGCACGTCGGTGATTTCCAGCGTGATGCGGGAAAGGCCGCGTGGGCAGTGCATCGAAGGCAGATAAGTCCGCTTCCATGGCCACGCATCTGCGACGGTGAATACGCCGTCAGCGGCATAGACAGAAAGCACGGGGCCAGTGCCGTCATCTGGCTCCTGATCCGGCACCAGGCGAATCGCCTCACGCACCCACAGGTGATCGCCGGGCACGCCGTGAGGGCAAGGTTTGCCGCTCATGGTGTTCATTTGCACATCGCCGTCGTAGTTAGTCGGGTAGTCCCAGCTCGGAACCCCGTTGACCACATCGACAGGTTCGCGCTCGAACTGCGGCTTCACCGCCCGCCGCGTTTGTGTCTTGCTGCCATTGAGCAGCGCCAGCACCATCGGCGAGCTGAAAAGGATGGGGCGGTTTTTCATTTGCCCCTCCACGCAAAGGACAGCGGCTCGGCCATGATCCACAGGTGGCGCATGTTGGCCACGTTGACCACGTCCAGGTCGTGCGGGTACACCTCGACCGCGTCGTATTGGCCGTAGCCGCACTCGGCCTTCAAGCGCTGCAGGTCTTCCCAGGCGATGCCGTCCTGCCAGCGATTGCCGGCGCGCCGCGTGAGGTTGACCGACAGGCGCGCGATGCAGGGCGCCGGCTCGGTGAACACCTGCACCAGGTAGTCCTGGCTACGCCAGACTTCCTTCAAGCCAGGCAGGCCCGCTTGGGGCCACTCGGCCGGCGGAATCACCACCAGGAACTTGGGCATCTTGGCGTTTTCCCTGGCCAGGTAGCGAGCGGCCATCCGCCGCTCGGCGCGGTTCGTCACTCCATCCATGACAAGCACCCCACGGTTTCGCATTTGCCGTGCACGTGGCCGTTGTAGGCGGCCTGGGACAGGTGCAGCCGGCCCTTGCAGACAGGGCACTCGACCACCTCGGCCTTGGCCACGCGATTCTTCTTCGTCCAGGTCCTCCAGTCTTTCAAGACGGTGCCAATCAGGCGCATCCGGTCCATGGCCTGCTCGAGTTCGTCGACGCGGGCCTCGCCCTGTTCGCGGGTGGAACGCAGCCACCGCGGGCATTTGGCTAACTGCTCTTCCTCCGACTGCTTCCCGCCATCGGTGCAGCACATCCGCTGGAAGATTCCCGAACTGGGGTAGTACCCAAGCCCTGGAATCCTGTTGCGAGGGTCGCTCGGATCGGCGCGGCCGAACTGGTCCAGGTAGACCACACCAGCCTTACAGTGGCCATGGGGCTCTTTGCCGCCGATCATCGTCACGCCGGCCGGGTCGTAGTGCTGGCAATACATCATCGTGTGGGCGATGTGGTCTTCGCGGTCCTTCATGACTGCACCTCCGGGCCCACCTGGATGCGCTTCATCTGCTCGACACTCCAGCGCGCGGCGCGATCGGCGATGCCGTGGCGGTCCAACTCAATCACGTCATCCATGACGTAGGCGGCGGCCCGGGCGATCTGCAGCTCGGTGCCGTTGAACCCCGCGCGGCCGGTGGCTCGGTACCGGTCAACCACGGGGTTGATGATCAGCAGCTGGTCGGCCAGGACCTGGAACGCCTCGTCGGTGAACAGGATCCCGTCCTCGGCCATCAGCTCCATCATCTTGCTGTAGGTGAGGGCGTTGCTGATCCACTCGAGCAGGTGTTCTTTCGTCGCCCGGCCGGCGGTGAAGTTGGCGATCATGTCCCAGTGGATGACCTTGCAGGTGCTCTGCTGTTCGGGCGTCGCCTTGGGGCGAAACCACTTCGGCAGGACCTGCTGCTGATGCTTGAGACGTGCGGCTTGTCGGTGTGCAGTGTTCATGGTGGTGCTCGGTTAAAAAAGGTCAGGCCGGGCGGCTACTACCCCGCAGCTGTGCTGTGTTGAATTAAAGAGAGGCACAGCACAGCTTCTTCCGGCCCGGTAACTGGGTTAGGCGTCGAATTTGGTGGGCCCGTGGACCATCAGCTGCAGCGGGTTGGGCTGCGCGCCCTGCGGGCTGATGGCGATGCGCGCTTCGAGGCCATCGACGCTTACGGCCGCGCCCTGCAGGTTGATGCCGGGCTGCAGGCCGTGGAACTGGAATGGCAGGTTGCATTGAGCGCACTGGATCTTCACGTCGGCCATATAGCCGCCGCTCGTCTCCAGGAAGGTCACATCAACCCGGGCGTTGAAATCTTCGTGTTTACAGGTCATAGTGGTGCTTTCAAAAGGGGAGAAACATGGCGACCAAACCGACCCGCACGGCCGCGCAGCTGCAGGCCTTGATCAAAGAGCGCATCGACCAGATCCCGGAACTGATCGACGACCTGGGCGGCCGGGAGAATACGGATGTAGATGCCGGCGGGGTGGTGTGGCGCGAGCCCGTGGAAGGCGCGGCCAACTGGACGGTGATGGTCCTGCGCAACGCGGAGAGCTACCGCACGGACATTGCGCGGATCATTCGCCAGCTGCAGGAACAGTTCGACCTTGAGGATTGACATCACGTCGCGTTCCCCGTTTGGTCGACGCTCAGGCCCACGGCGATCGGCCGCACCCAGATAGGCTGGGAACTCAGCGAGAAGGTTTCACCGGACCAGGCCAGCAGCAGGGTGGTGCCCATCACCTCGGCGATCGCCTGCGCAGCGTCGGGGGGCACGGCGTTGCCGATGCGCTCGCGCCAGGCCTGATCGCTCAGGCCATCCAACTCCAGCATTTCCTCCGGGTCGACCAGCGACTGCAGCGCGGCCAGCTCCAGCGTGGTGAAGGGGCGATGCCATGTGCCGTCGAGCGCCTGGATGCGGCACACCAACTTTTGATTGAGTGCGGGAAGTGGCGAAACTTCTGGCGAGGCCGCAGGATTCCGCACTTCGCCAGCGGCGGGCAATTGGCGAGGGTCCTGCACACTCCAGCGGCCGTTGTCATGGCCAGCGGCGGCGCTGACCGCGCCAGCGGGTTCCTGCCAGTCCACCACCCCATAGTGGCCGGCCGTCAGGTAGTTGTCGCCTTTCTCGCGGTTCACGCCGTTGCGCGGGTCGGCTACGGCAAACGCGCCTTGCCCCGTGTCACTGCGGCCGATGACAGTGCCCGAAGGTTCACCAAAGCCGGTCATGCGGTATTTGCCCTTGCCCTGGAACCCGCTGCCCGACCGAGGATCGGCCACGGCCTGCCCGGTGCCGTGCGCGCTGGTCACCGCTTGGGCATTTTTGTCCCACGCGACGATGCGAAACTCGTTTGAGTGTTTGGCGGGGCCTGCATGGCGAGGGTCCGAAACTGCATAAGCGCCGCTGTCATCCCCCCCGATCACCGTGCCGGTGCGCATATTCCACGGCGTTACTGCATATTTCGAGAAGGCGGCCTGGCCTTCGGCTCGGCGCGGATCGGCGACGCTGTAGGCACCCTGGCCAGGGTTTTGCTGGCCCGCGATCGCGCCGGTGGGCTCATCCCAGCGCCGCACACCCAGTGCCTGGCCGTCGTTCCATTTCGCCGACTGCGAGAAGCGGGGGTCTGCCACCGACTGGCCGCCAGACGATGGGCCGTGGCCGCTGGTGACCGTGCCGGCCGGGTCTTTCCAGTCCACCACGCGGGCCACATTCTTGTGCGTGGTGTTGATGTCGCCGGACCTGGGATCAGCCACCGCAAATTTGCCATTGCTGGGCAGCGATTCGCCCGCCACAGCGCCGGAAGTGGCGTCCCAAGGGGTGACCCCGTAGCCGCCACCATAAAGCGCCTGCCGAGGATCTGCGACGGAGTGATTGCCGTTGGTGGGTCCGCATCGGCTGGTGACTGTGCTGGCATGCTTGTCCCATGCCTGGACACCAAGGTAGCCATGATGGGCCTGTGGGACGATCAGGAAGTCTTTCAGGTGCCCGTTCTCCACCGCCAGCTTGTTCAAACTGCGCCAGTCACTGCCGGCTTCAACGAAAGCGAGGCGAACCCAGGTTTTCCATTGAAGAGCGGGGATGCGGTGCATAGGGCCTGAGCGCTCGTCGCCGGGCAGCAGCATGCGGCCGAGGATGTCACCCACGGCGCGCAGGCTCTTCTTCGGCGGCTCATACAGGAACGGTGGCACCTTGGCCATGTGGCGGGCCACCAGCAGGAAGCGCTTGCGGCTCTGGCCCAGGCCGCCCAGCTCGCCGCAATCGTGGGTGGTTTCGGCCACCGCGTAGCCATAGGCGCGCAGCAGATCCATGATCTGGTCCAGCAGGTGCCGGCCGCGCGTAGCGATGCGCGGCACATTCTCGAAAACGATCAACTCGACGGGATCGTCCTTGTAGGCTTCGAGCATCAGCCAGACGCCGCGCAGCGTGAGCCGGTTCAGGGCCTGGTATTTGTCCGTGAGGCTCTTGACCTGCGACAGCAACCCGCTGAAACCCTTGCATGGGGCCGACAGGAAGACGATGTGCGGCCGCTCGTAGTTGAATGCGCGGTGGATATCGGCCGTGGTGGCTTCGCGCCAGCCCTCTGGCGGCATGTAGCCGTGAAAGGCCAGGTACTGCTCAAAGTCGAACAGGTCCAGCACCGTGCCGGTGGCTTTAGCCAGCTTGTTGAAGTCGCGGATGCCGGCCGGGTCGACATCGATCCCGCCGATGCACCGGAACTTGGCCCGCTTGTTGCCTACGACCGGCCGGGCCTTGTTGAAGCCCTTGCCCCCGCCGCCGAGGCCACAGAAGAAGTGCGCGTGCCGAATTTCTACATCAGTGAACATCAATTTTTTCCTGTCTTGGCCAGTTCCCTGGCTGCGGTGAGTAATGCCTTCGCGTCATGCCGTTTGGCGTGAAGCCCGGCCCTGAGCTTTTTGAAAGATCGCGGGCCGAAGCGCACGAGCTTTGAGAAAGGCCAGTTGGGTTGAGTGACCCGGAGGTCCAGGTGGCGCACACCGCCGATGAAGATCACCTGGACAAGGGCATAGCTCCAGCCGTGAAGCGGGCCGCCGTCGATCGTCCCGAACTGGGGGATCGAGGCCGGCGCCCGCTTCTTCTTCGGCTGGGTGGCCATGGCCTATTTGCCGACGCTCACGAACGGGGTGGCCGCGCCGCTGGTCATGTAGCTGGGCAGCTTGCCGTCCCACTTCTTGATCGCTTCGAGCTGGATGTATCCGGCGCCGCCTTGCTTTTCGACTGCCGCTGCCTGGATGGCGATCGCTTTGGCTTCGCCCTCGGCCTGGGTGATGCGCGCATCGGCTTCAAACTTCACACGCTTGAGGTTGTTCTCGGCCGTGGCGGCTTTCTGGTTGGCCGTCACCTTCTCTTCAATGGCAGCATCGAAGGCCCGGCTGAAACCGAAGTTCACGAGGTTGATGCTCTGCACGTGCAGGAAGTAGGGCGCCAGCTTGGCGTTGAGCGATCGCGTGATGTTTTCGCTCACGGCCGCGCGCTTCGTCACCAGTTCTTCGGCGGTGTATTGCGACACCACGGCCTTGAAGACTTCATAGGTCGCCGGCACGACGAACGCATCCTCATAGCCCAGCGAAGGGTTGAGCTGGTACAGCTCGCGCACCTTGGTTTGGTCAACCTGGTAGTTGACGGTCAGCGTCGCGTGGACCGACTGCAGATCGCGCGAGCCCGCTTCGCTCTTTTGCGCCTGGGCCACGTCGATACCGGTGAAGACGCGCTTCGTGTGCGCCAGCGGGCTGACGAAATGCAGGCCTTCGGCGAGCGTGATGGGCTGGACTTGGCCGAACAGGACCACGACACCCGTGTGCGAGGCTGGAACCACGGTGGCGGAGGTCCACAGGACGGCCAGGACGGCGACCAAGACAAAGGAGCCGGACACCAGCCGGCCCAGCAGCTTTTCGCTCGTGTTGCGCGTGAAAAACCAGGTGCCGATTGCAAGCAGCAGCAAGACGATGGAAATGATGACTGTGATCATGGTTTGCTTTCAGGTTGGAGGTGGACAGGGGCTCACTTCGCGGCGTGGGACGCTGCGAGGGCTTCTTCGGGGGTCTGCGGGTTGGCGCTGCCATCCGCATTGAGCGGCAGCGGGTTTTCTGGCTGTTCCTCGGGGTCGAGGTCCAGGCCCAACGGGTTGGTGTTGTCGTCATCACCATCGTCCCCGTCATCGTCATCGCCAGACGTGGCCTGGTAGACGGTGGGCGCGATCAGGCGGATCGTGATCTTCTCGCCGCCCATCAGGGCCAGCTTGCCGCACAGGTCTACGTCCAGGTGTTCGCCGGCGTTCTGCACCTTCCACGTCATGGGCGTGGTGCCGCCTTCCTTCGTCTCGAAGGCGATGCCGCTCACGTCGCACAGGTCCAGGTCGATATCGCTGGGCCCGCCCAGGCCGTAATCGATGATCAGGCGGTAGCCGCGGATCTTGTCCTTGCCGCCCCAGCTGAACTTCTGACCGTTCAGCTTCGGGTAGCGCAGGTTGGGCAGCGATTCGTCCAAGCCCTCGAGCCCGGCCTGGCCAGCGTCGGCCGCGGCGTTGTAGTAGAGCGAGGCGCACAGCGTTGGGTGCAGCATGCCGAGGAACGAATTGGGGAAGTCCCCCTTCATGCTCAGGTCCACCGCCTGGACGTGCTGCTCGCCGTGGATTTCCTTGCGGGTGTTGACGTTGGTGAGGGTGACCTCGATCGGGTCGGTGAACTCAAACTTTCTCGTAGTCATGGGTGTCCTTTGAGGTGGGGGGGTGGGGTTGGGGCCGCTGGTTGTAGGCATAGGCCCCGGACTGGTTTAGGCCGCCTTGCGTGCTGCCGGGTCGTTGGCGGCCTTCTTGCTGAACAGGTACTTGAAGTCGTCAACGCGCGTGCGGAACGCCAGCAGCTTCCCGGCCATGCTGTCGATGTAGGCGTCGTCGCGCATGACGCGCTTGACGTAGAGGTCGTTGCCCACGGCTTCGAGGTCGGGCACATACATGATGAAATCGCACCACTTCGCACCCGTGATCCACATGCCGCCCTGCATCTGATCCATGTATTCGGACAGGTCGCCGGTGCTCCAGATCGCGAGGATCTTCTGGCTGTCGATCGGGCACTTGATTTCGATCAGGCCTTCACAGGCGAAGTAGTGGGTCGGTGCCGCCGATGCGTCACGGGTGGGGTTCACCATGCCGTCGGTGCTGTAGCCGAAGTCACCGTCGTCGGTCAGGACAATGCCAGCCTCTTCGGCAACCAGGCCGGTGCGCATTTCCCACGCCTGGCGTGCGAAGGGTTCCAGGCGGTGCCCGCGCTCGAGCACCCATGCCTTGGGCGGCTCGCCGTAGGGCTTTCCGCTGATGCGCTCGATCGCCAGGTCGCTGGCGTACTTGTCGGAGGTTGCAGTGGGGTCGCCCACGTTGCGATCGCCCGACTTGCGCGTCAGTAGGCTGATCGCGTCGCCGAACATGCTGGCAGTGATGACGCCGGCGCGGGCGTTCAGCCATTCCTGGGTGCCCTGGACAACTGGTAAGAATTTCATGGGTAGCTCCTGTAGTGATGGGGGGTTACTTTTTGAGCTTTGCCTTGTACGTTTCGTACTTGGCGTTCAGCTCGTTGCGGTGCTCTTCGTCGGGAAGGTCTTTGATCCAGTCGGCCGCGATTTCGAGCGCGGCCATGGTCTTGGCCTTGGCCATGAGGTCGGCGACCTTGGCGTAGGTGGGGCGCGGATCATCTGCATTGGTCGCTGCGGGCTTGCCGCCCGGCGGCTTGCTGTCGCCACCGCCTGCGGCATCGCTGGCTGGTGCCGCGCGCTTGTCCGTCACATCGGTGGGAGCGTTCTTCTTGATGGCGTCCCCGCGTTCGACCACGGCCGCCTTGAAGGCGTTGTAGGCGCCCATGTCCTTCGAGGGCTTGATCTCGGCAAGGCCCTGCTGCCAGATCAGCGCCAGCGCTTCGGCAGTGGTAGCCGCGTTCGCCTTTTCAATCCATTCGTTGAGCACGTTGACGGGAAATTGGCCGCCGCCGTCCGGCCTGAGCGGGTCGAAGCCTTCACCGCCCTCGGTGTTCATGTACTGGATGGCTTCGTCGACGCGCTCGGTACGGTCGGTTTTGGGCCAGTACTTGTAGGCCTGCTTCACCACCGTCTTTTTGATCATTTCCTCTTCGTCGGACTTCCACGGCCCGCTCTGGCTGGCCTTCCACGATTCGGAGCGATCGCGGATGCCATAGATCTGCGCGATGTCCATGGTATGGGTCAGGTACTCGCCGTCGGGCGTCTTGACCACCACGTAGGCGCCCACGATCGCGCCCCGCTTTGCCGGGCCGTCGAAGGGCTTGTATTTGTGCGTGGGCAGCTCGTCCAGGTTGTTGAGGACGAACGCATCGTGCTCGCGAACAACCTTGGCCTGGCCCCACAGAATCGAGCCCGTGGCGATCGCCAGGTCCAGCAGGCCGATGTAGCTGATATCCAGGCAGATCTTGTTTTTGCGCGGTACCAGGTACGCCTGCTTTTTGGCAGGGTTCAGGCTGATACCGATGGCGGCCACGTTGGTGACCGCGTCGGCCACCGACTGGCGGTTTGCCATAGCTGCTTTCAGGGCATATTCGTTGCCTGAAAGCAGCTGAATGGCGAAGCCAGCCTCTTTGTCGAAGTTCATGCCGCGATCAACGGCCACCGACTGGAAGCTGTTGCGCAGCGCGTAGATATCGTCGGTGATGGTGGCGATGGCCGTGCTCATGCAGCCACCTCTTGCGCATGGGCCAGGACTGCGTCGAAGTCCATGTCTTTGAGCCACGAAACCACCTCGGCCGGCGTGCTGTCGAACACATCAGCCAGCTCGCCGATGATTGCGTCGTCGTCAGGGCGGTCCATTTCGCAATCGCTGACCCAGCGGCGGGCTGGGCCGGGGTCAACCGCCGGCGCCGATGCGGGAGCAGGCGCAGCTGCAGGCGCGCGCACGGCATCCACCACACGGGACAGGAGGGGCTTCGCGGCCTGGGCGGCCTGCGCCTCTTCCTGCTGCCGGCGCTGCTGGTCCAGGGCCTGCTGCTGGCGCTGGTTGGCCTCGGTCTGTTTTTGAATCTCGGCCGCGCGCGCCTCGTCCTGCACCTTGACGGCGTGCATTTGCTGAATCTTGCTGATCGCCAGTTCCAGCAGCTCGCCGGCCTCGAGCGTGTACTCGGCGTAGCTGTCATCGATCACAAGGGCCTGTGCCTCTTCCAGCACCACGGCGACCTCTGCGGCGGTTTCGGCTTCGCTGGCACGCACGCGGTAGTTGCGGATGTGGTCCAGCTTGGCGCGCAGGCCGTCCAGGCGCTCGCGCTCCGCGTCTTCGCGCAGGCGCCGCTCGGTTTCCTGCTGCTGCTCCAGGCGCAGCTTTTCCTGCTGCTTGGCAAGCTCGGCGGCTTGCGTCTCGGCCGCCACCTTCACGTCGTACAGCTCGACCAGGAACTGGGTGACTTCGCCGTAGACGGTTTCGGCCTCCTGCTGGAATTCCTCGAAGGACTCGGCGAGCATTTCCTTCATGCTTTCCATCAGCTGCTTGATGCGGGCCGAGTCGCGGCACATGTTGCCTTGCTCGCGCAGATCGCGGATCGCCTGAATGCGGTTGCGGTGGCCGTCGATGCGAGCGCGTTCCTTTTCCAGCTCTTCCTGGCGGATGGCTTCGAGGCGCTTCTCTTCCTTGGTGATCGCCGCGTCGTAGGCCAGCTCGTAAGGGGCAGCCAGCGCCGTGATGCGTTTGGCCTCGCTGTCGACCAGCTTGCCGTAGGCCAGCGACGCGGCCTTTTCCTTGACGCGGGCAGCTTCAATGCTGGTGCGGAAGGTGACCATTTCCTTGCGGCTTTTCTTGGCCGACTCCATGCCGGCCGGCGTCGACACGTCGGGCGGCACCTGCAGCACGTGGCCGTGCTTTTTGATCATCAGGGCGATGCCTGCGGCGATCGGGTTGTAGACCTCAACCTCCGATTTGTTCACGTCGTCTGTGAGCGGGCCCTCGGCCCCCTCGAGGGGTTTCTGTTCCATGGTTTTCTCCGGTTAAAAGCGGTTGATGGCCCACCACACGAAGGCGCAGATGGCAACGATTGCTGCCGCCCAGCCGAGCGGGGTGATTTCGTAGGTGACGCGGGCGCGGCTGTGCTCGATGCCGTAGTCGGGCTTGAAGGTGGGAGCGCGGCGAGTGAGCGGCGGGGCGACGGGCGCCTCGTGCTTGGCGCTGTCGAAGGTGCGGCCGCCCTCGGCGGTCTGCAGATAGCAAATCTTTCCCTCGGGGCAAAGGTCTGGCGTGGGGCACAGCCGACGGGCGCCGCTGGGGCAGATGCGGGTGGTGGTGATCTTCATGCTGCAGGCCTCGCTGATCCACCGCGGGCGAGCGGGAAGGCCGCGCGCACCTGGTCGATCGCGTCCCACACGCTGGTGGCGGACACGGTCACGCGCGCGCCGGGGATGCGGACGATGTAGTGCTTCATGGTTGCGCCTTGAGGGTGTGCTCGCAGTGCTCCCACGCCAGCACGGCGCAGCTGCACAGCGGTTTGAAGATGGCGGGGCCCGTTAGCACGCCGGGCTTTGTGCGGGCGGGCAGGCGCAGCGTCGGGCGCGCCGGCCGGGCGCAGACCTCTACCACGCGCTGGCACTGCTCGATATCGAACCAGCCGATATGGCATTGCTCCACGTCAGTGATGCCGAGGGCGCTGGCCAGCCATGCGTAGGCCTCTGTCCTGGACATGTCGCCCTGGGTCCAGAGAGGGTTGAACGCGGCCTTGGCCTGCTGGCGGGCGTCGCGCATCGCGCGGGTTGCCAGCGTGCCCAGGGGGATGGCGGTGAAGGGGTGCAGGCCCACGTAGGCGTCGCATGGCTTGCAGCCATAGGCAAACGGCCATTCGCCGTAGTGGCGACCGTAGATTTCGCTGTTTTCCATGAGGCGCACGGGCCCGCCGCAGTGTGGGCAGATCGTGGGCATTGGTAACGGATTTGTGACGCGCGCTGTGGCCGTGCGCGACGGGTTCGCCGGGCTCTTGCCGTTGATGGTCAGGTTGCTCATTGCCCGTCGACCGTTCCGTAGCGCATCTGCAGGCGCATGGCCCGAGCTTCGTGCTCACGGTGGGCGCGGCCGGCCTTGTCGGCGTTGTAGGCGAGGTCCGCTTGGATGGCTTGGTCTTCTTCCCAGTCGAAGCCTGCAGCCTGCGGCGTGCCGGCGCAAAACTTCTCAGGGCCGCCGACTGGCTGGCTGGTGGGGGTGATGGCGCGCGCGGCCTTCGCAGCCTGCAGCTGCGCGAGCAACGGAGCCTTGACGACTTCGTCGCTCACTCCGCAGCCTCGACTGGCTTACCGTCTGCGCCGAGTTCATACCATTTGTCGGCCTCGATGCCGTTCTGGCCGACAAGCGACGAGAAGATGGCATGCAAAACGCCGTCCTCGTCACGCTTGACGAGGACGATGGCGCCGCCTGCGGCGGCTTTGGCTTTGGAAGCGATGCCGAGCGCGGCCGCAACGGCCCCTTCGCCGGTCGTGGCGGCGTTGGCCCTGTAGCCGGTCGTGGCGGCGTTGGCCCAGTTGCCGGTCGTGGCGGCGTTGGCCCCTTCGCCGGTCGTGGCGGCGTTGGCCCCTTCGCCGGTCGTGGCGGCGTTGGCCCTGTAGCCGGTCGTGGCGGCGTTGGCCCTGTAGCCGGTCGTGGCGGCGTTGGCCCCTTCGCCGGTCGTGGCGGCGTTGGCCCTGTAGCCGGTCGTGGCGGGTTCACCTCCAGCGGCTGCGGCCTTCTCGATCAGCGCCTTGTCCGCGCCGCTGATCTTCACTGTCTGGAGCACGCGCTCGCCAGCGTCAAGCTCGGCAAACACGTGGTCGATCAGCCAGCCCGAGTCGTCGTAGCGCTTGTCAGCCTGGAGGGCTGCGTAGACCTCGGCGAACTGGCCGCCCTGGGGGAATTTGTCGAGGAACCAGCGGTACCCCTCCGAACATGCATCCCACGCTTTGACGCGGGCTTTGGTGATGTTGAGCCCTGTGTCGGCGAGCGCCGGCACGCTTTGTTCTGCTGTCGTCATGCTTTAACTCCGAAGGAAACCCGGGGATCGGGTTGCTGGAATTAAATATAACAACTGTTGATTAATGTGTCAACACATGTTGTTGATGATTGTTGAATTAATGTTTTGAGACGTAAAAAAGCCCGCTCAATGGCGGGCGTCGCGGAAAGCGGGAAGTCTATTTATCGCGGAAGTAGAAATAGGCGGCCACGGCCGCTATCCAGATGAAATTCAGCCAGTAAAGCCCACCGCCGCCTTCTGATTCCACTTCGCCGCTGTAGTTGCCAGGCGCGGCGTATGACATGCCCACCAGCAGGAAGAGGGCGCATGCGCGGAAGATCATGGCCGCCATTTGCTGGGGGACACCACGGCGCCCACCGCCTGGATGCCGTCAATCTCGTCGATCTGCAGGGTGCGCCGCACCTCGCCATTGACGGACATCACTGCCACTGAGTCCGCCTTCTGGAACAACAGCTCTTTGACCATCTTTTGCCCGTTTTTTAGCTTGACCAGCACGTACTCGCCGACAGTGGGTGCTGAGTTCGGTTCCACGACGACATACCAGCCGTCTCGAATGGCGGGCCACATGCTGTCTCCGCGCATCTTTAGGGCGTACGCGTTGGGATCGCGACTAAACACCTCGACAGTGCCGTCGCCGGCAGCGGCTTGTGAGCTGATCTCTTCGTAATACCCGTTATCGCCTAGGCGGGCAGTACCAACCACCACCACCGGCCGCATTGAAGTCATTGGCCCGGCGTACTCGGGCTCTATCTCGCGGATGGCCAGCAGGCTGCCGCGGCCGGTTCTGACGTAGTCGAGGCTGATCTTGTCCATGGGCAGCGCGCCGACCAACTGTTCCTTGTAAGAGGTTCGGTCGCTATCACGCGTCTCTATCGCGCTCAGCGTAGGTTGTGCGACACCGGCTCGCTTTGCCAGCTCGGCCTGGTCCCAATGCAAATGCTCGCGCGCTTCTTTTATTCGATTGCCAAATGCCATGGGCTGGAACTTACAACAAGAGTTGACAACAAGGGTTGACCGTTAATTCAACACTTGTTATATTTCTCGCATGGAATTAATAACACCTGTTGATGCGCTTAAGTGCGCTGTAGATAAGGCTGGCGGCCAAAGCGCGTTGGCCGATGCGCTTTCAAAGCTATCTGAGGCCCGGGGAGGGGAGTCGATCTCGCCCGCCAGGGTATGGAACTGGGTGAACCGCGACAAGCGTGCGCCCTCGGACGTGTGCCCGGACATCGAAGTCCTGACCGACGTGAAGTGCGAAGTTTTGCGCCCGGACGTGAACTGGGCCGCGATCCGCAACAAACCGCGCAAAAGCAAACCCCTCAAGGGGGATGCCGATCAACCGAAAGCGCCCGCCGAGACAGGTGGTTTCGCTATCAATTCCGAAGCAAAGGAGCTGTAAATGCAGGTCAAAGCCATCGCATCCCTGTCCAGAGAAGAGATTCGGGACCTTGCCCATGCCGCCGCTGATCGCGGCGAGCACAAAGAAGCGGCCAACCCATTCCCCGTGGATTCCTTGGCCCGCGCGCACTTCGAACACGACTTCCTCGATCGCGAGCGAGCGCTGGCGCCCGCCGGCTGAGCCCAGTCCGCCCAGCGCTCCGCGTAGGCAACTGCGCACCCGACCCTCCCCGGGCATGAGCGATGGGTTTTCTTCCGGGCTCCGCCGATTGTGCGGGGCCCGGGCTTTTTTCTTCGCGATCACCAACACCACCGAGACGAAATCACCATGCCAAAGCTCAAAGGACCCGAGTTCAGCGACGACCAGCTTGTGATGCTGGCCCGCTCGTCGCTGGGCGGAAAGAAAACCAAATTCCTCAAGGGCGCGTGCTCCGAGGAATTGAAGGAACTGATGGAGCGCAAGCTCCAGCTCATCCGCGCCGAGACAGGCCGCACCGTCACCGAGAGCGAATACGTCGAGCGGGTGGTGGCGATCAGTTTGCTGGGCTATGAGCATGTCGCTAGTGTCGAGCAGGAACAGCTCAAAAGCTTGGCCGGTTTTTGGTCACATCTTGGCCAGCGGATCGGCGTGCTATGAGCGACCCATTCGCATGGCGCGGCCAGCCCAGCGTGTTCCTCGCTGACCGCCAGTTCAACCCGAACATCGCCAAGGCACGACCGCCGAAGCTGCGCGACGAGGGCTCGGCCATCGCCAGCACCAGCCGCGCGCCCACCGCCAACATCAACACCCAGCGCAAGGCGCCGCTGGTTACGAAGACGGCGATATGAACCTCGCCGCCCCCGACAGAACGGAGTACTCGGACTTCCTGCGCGCGAAGGTGCAGATGGCCGAGAGCTTCGGCTTCGAGATAACGGCCGCAGAGGTGAATCCGTTGCTCAAGCCCTTCCAGAACGCGACGGTGCGCTGGGCGATCGCTGGCGGCCGGCGCGCCATCTTCAAGGCCTTTGGCCTGGGCAAGACGTTCGACCAGATCGAGATTGTGCGCATCGCCCGGCAGCGCGCCGGCGGCATGGCGCTGATCGTCCTGGACCTGGGCGTGCGCCAGGAATTCACCAGCGATGCGTATGTCCTGGCCACGGGCGACTCGGCGAATATCACCGACGCCCAGCGCGCGGAGCTCCGCGCATGGCAGGAAGGTCACCCCGAGCGCATCCCCCGCGTGAAGTTCGTTCGTTCCATCGAGGAATGCGACGACCCCGAGGGCATCTACCTGGCCAACTACGAAACCATCCGCGATGGCAAGCTGGACCCGCGCCTTTTCAGCGTGGCTACCCTGGACGAGGCCGACTGCCTGCGCGGCTTCGGCGGCACCAAGACATTCCGCGAATTCATGGCGCTGTTTGCTGGCGACGACAGACGCAACATGTACGCCCGCGTGCGCGGCGGGGCAGTGCGGTACCGGTTCGTTGCCACCGCCACGCCCAGCCCAAATGACTATGTCGAGCTGCTGGCCTATGCCGCCTTCCTCGGCATCATGGACGTGGGCCAGGCCAAGACACGGTTCTTCAAGCGCAACAGCGAAAAGGCCGACCAGCTCACGATCCACCCGCACAAGGAACGCGAGTTCTGGCTCTGGATGGCGAGCTGGGCCCTGTTCGTGCAGCGGCCCTCAGACCTGGACCCGAGTTTCAGCGACGAGGGCTACGAGCTGCCGCCGATCGACGTGCGCTGGCACGAGATCCCGTCCGACCATGAGAACGCCGGCGCCACCCTGGACGGCCAGGCGCTGATGTTCAAGGCCGCGGCGATCGGCATTGTCGAAGCCGCGCGCGAGAAGCGCTCAAGCCTCGACGCGCGTGTGGCCAAGATGATGGAGCTGCGCGCCGAGGACCCGGGACGGCATCGAATCCTGTGGCACGACCTGGAGGACGAACGCCGCGCGATCGAGCGCTGCATCCCAACCGTGGTCAGCGTGTACGGCTCCCAGGACCTGGACGCCCGCGAGTCCTCTGTGATCGGGTTCCGCAATGGCGCGTTCCCCGAGCTGTCAAGCAAGCCCGTGCTGCTGGGCGCCGGCTGCAACTTCCAGCGGCACTGCAGCTGGGCGATCTTCCTCGGCATCGGCCACAAATTCAAAGACTTCATCCAGGCGGTCCACCGCATCCAGCGCTTCCTGCAAACGCAGCCGGTGCGCATCGACCTGATCTACACCGAGGCAGAGCGCAGCGTCCGCCAGAACCTCGAACGCAAATGGCAACAAGACAAGGAATTGAGGCTCAAGATGGCAGAAATCATTCGAGAGTATGGGCTGTCGCGCATCGCCATGGCCAACGTGCTGCAGCGCGCGATCGGCGTGGGCGAGCGCATCGAGGTCAAGGGCGACAGCTACACCATCGCCAACAACGATTGCGTCGACGAGACGAAGCGCATGGAGACGGGCAGCGTGGGCCTGGTGCTGAGCAGCATCCCGTTCAGCACGCAGTACGAGTACTCGCCCAACTATGCCGACTTCGGCCACACCGACAGCAACGACCATTTTTGGCAGCAGATGGACTTCCTCACCCCGGAGCTTTTCCGGGTGCTGCACCCCGGCCGCATCGCGGCTATCCACGTGAAGGATCGGATCATCCCCATGGGCATGACCGGCATGGGCTTCCAGACCGTCTACCCCTTCCACGCTGACGCCATCCGCCACTTCCAGAAGCATGGCTTCGGCTACATGGGCATGAAAACCATCGTCACCGACGTGGTGCGCGAGAACAACCAGACCTACCGCCTGGGCTGGTCGGAGCAGTGCAAGGACGGCAGCAAGATGGGCGTGGGCATGCCCGAATACCTGCTGATCTTCCGCAAGCCGCCCACCGACACGTCGAACGGCTACGGCGACAAGCCTGTCGTGAAGCTCAAGCCGTTCAGCTTGGACGCCGAGGGCAACATGGTGCCGTTCGATCGGAACCTGCCCATGGTGCCGGGCACGGGCTATTCGCGCAGCCGCTGGCAGATCGATGCCCACGGCTTCACCAGGTCGTCTGGCAACAGGCTGCTGACGGCCGACGAACTCAAGGGCCTGCCGCACAACGCGATCTACAAGATCTTCAAGGAACACTCGCTGCGCCAGGTCTACGACTTCGAGCAGCACGTCTCCATCGGCGAGGCCCTGGAATGCACGGGCAAGCTGCCGGTGACCTTCATGCTGCTGCAGCCGCAGAGCTGGTCGGACGAGGTCTGGAGCGACATCACGCGCATGCTGACGCTCAACGGCGCCCAGTCGGCCAAGGGCAGGGAAATGCACCTGTGCCCCATGCAGTTCGATATCGCTGATCGCGCGATAGCCCAATGGTCAATGCCCGGGGAAGAGGTCTACGACCCGTTCGGCGGCCTGATGACCACCGTGGTGCGCGCCATCAAGGCGGGCCGGCGCGGCCGAGCGGCGGAACTGGCCGGCGGCTACTTCTTCGACGGTGCCGCGTACTGCAAGGCCATGGAGCAGCAGGTCGGCATGCCCACCTTGTTCGAGGCCGAACAGCTCGACCAGCCGGAAGAGGTGCTGTGATGCCAAAAAAAGCACCTGATTTCGGACAAGATGCCACGGCCTTGTCAGCCCGCGCCGACATGGACATGACGGACGAAGAGCTGGAGGCGCACATCTTCTGTTGTGGGCAGCAGCTGGAGGCCGCCTACGCCCGCTATGAGCGCTACCGCGTGCCGGCCGACAGGGATGCCGCCGTTGAGTTGCTGCACATGCGTGACAGGGCCATCAAGGCGCGATCGCCTGCCCAGCAGGCCCGCATCACCGCGGCCATTGAAAAAGCCATAGACGAGGGCGTGGACTACTTCCAGGTGATGGGCGCGCGCGACGGCAAGGCCTTGAGAGAAGGGAGCCGGCCCGCATGAAACGCCCCGCATTTCAGTTTTACCCGGCCGACTGGCGCAAGGACGTTGAGCTGCAGTCCTGCAGCATGGCCGCCCAGGGCCTGTGGATCAACGCCATGTGCCTGGCGCACGAGTGCACGCCATACGGCCACCTGACGGTCAACGGCAAGCCCATGACGCCCGCCCAGCTGGGCCGGCAGGTCGGCCTGTCGGCGAAGGAAACCGAGGCGCTGGTGGCTGAACTTCACGAAGCCGGCGTGCTCGACAAGGGCGAGGGCGACGTGATTTTCTCGCGCCGCATGGTCCGCGATGAGCATTTGCGCAACGTCCGCGCTGATGCTGGAAGGTTAGGCGGCAACCCGAATTTGCTTAAACAAAAGGATAAGCAAGAGGTTAACCAAACCGCCAAGCAAAAGCTAACCCCTTCTTCTTCATCTTCATCTTCTACTTCGGTTGAAAGAGAACCTAACGGTTCTCAGTCGCCAGCAAAGCTGCCGAACTGCCCGACCGAGGAAGTGGTGGCTCTGTACCACGAGGTGCTGCCCGAGCTGCCGAAGATCCGGCTGATGACCGACAAGCGCAAGCGCGTGATCAGCAGCCTGTGGAAGTTCGTCTTGACGACGAACAACCCGGAGGGATTGCCGCGGGCCACCAATGCCGAAGAGGCCTTGGCTTGGATTCGGATTTACTTCGAGCGAGCCCGTGAAAACGACTTCCTGATGGGCCGTGGGCAGCGTAGCGCCGAGCATGCCGGCTGGAAGTGCGACCTCGACTTTCTCCTGAGCGAGAAGGGCAAGATCCACGTGATCGAGAAAACCGGAGGCGGCACATGAACGCCCCGGATGACTACACGATCGCCGCGATGGCCAGCATGGAGGCCGAGCGCGCCCTGGTGGGCGGCTTGATGCTGAACAACGGCCTCTGGGACCTGGTGGGCGACTTGCTGATCGAGGATGACTTTTTCAGCGAGCAGAACAAGAAAATTTACCGGGCGATATCGCAACTGATCAACGCCACAAAGCCGGCCGATATCGTGACGGTACACGACATGCTCGGCGGCGAGGTGGAACTGTCCACCTTGAACGCCCTGGCCCAGTTTGTTCCATCTGCGAACAATGCGCGCAAGTACGCCGAGATCGTTCGGGAGCGCGCGCTCAGCCGCAAGCTGCTGGGTGCCGTCAGCGATATCCAAGAGCTGGCCCACAACCACACCATAGCGTTCGACGTGCGGCTGGAACAGGCCTCCGCCGCGGTTTCGAACCTCCTGGACCGCGCGGCGCCGGACGACTGGCAAGGCACCGACGAAGGGGTTGTGCAGGCGCTGGACCGCATCAGCGAGCAGGCCGACGGCAGCGCGCCGCCCGATTACGTGCCGTTCGGCTTGAAGGAGCTGGACGATGCGTTGGATGGCGGCGGCCGGGAAGGTGAGCTGATCATCATCGGCGCGCGCCCGTCCATGGGCAAAAGTGCCTTGGCGCTGACCATCGGCATGCATGTCGCGCTCAATGAAGGCAAGCCTGTAGGGCTGTTTTCGATGGAGATGCCAAAGCCCCAGGTCACAAATCGGCAAATATCCCTCGTCTCACACATCCATCTGAGCAAGCTCAAGCGCCCAGAGCGGATGAGCGAATACGACTGGAGTTGCCTCACGCCAGCCGTTGAGAAACTGCGGCAGATTTCCTTCTACACCAGCGACAAGACGGGCTTGAACATCAACCAGATGCGCACGCGGGCCCGCGGCCTCAAACGCCGGCACGGCCTGCGCGTGCTGATCGTCGACTACCTGGGCCTGATGAGCGGCACTGACCCCAAGGCGCCGCGGGCGTATCAGCTCGAGGAAGCCACCAAAGGTCTCAAGAACCTGGCCAAAGAACTCGGCATCACCGTGATCTTGCTGGCGCAGATCAACCGTGAAGCCGAAAAGCGCGTGGACCAGATGCCGATCCTCTCGGACCTGCGCGACTCAGGCGCCATCGAGCAGGACGCCGACATCGTGATCTTCATCCACAGGCCTATTCGCGTGAAGCCTGACCTGAGCGACGAGTGGAAGAACTACGCCAAAGCCTTCATCGCCAAACAGCGCGACGGCGGCACCGCATACCTGGACCTGGGCTATGCCGGCGAGAACACGCGCTTCTACAACTGGGAAGGCGACCTACCCACCACGGTGGGCAGCAGTGCCCCATCGAGGAAACCACTATGAAAAAGGAGACACCATGCGCGTAGTAGGCATTGATCCCGGCTTGACCGGTGCGATAGGCATCCTCGGCGGCCCGGTGCCAGTGGTGGTGGACCTTCCAGTGGTACCGCTGGGCGGCAACGGGCTGATCAAAAACCGTGTGTACGGTCCGGCGCTGCGCAAGTTGCTGCTGCAGCACTGCCCGGCCGGCGAGCCGGTGCTGTTTGTGGTCGAGGCCGTGGCCACGATGGGCAACCAGAACAATGCCGTGCAGACCCAGGGCAGCCTAATGCGCACCAAGGGCACGATCGAGACGGTGATCGAGCTGCTGGGCCACCCGGTGACGGAACTGAACAGCCAGAAGTGGAAGAGCTTCTACGGGCTGGTCAACGTGGACTGGTCGGCCGTCGAGAGGAAGCGCAAAGCGCTGGAATGCGCGCGCCGCCTGTGGCCGGCCTGCAGCGATATCGGCCTGGCCAAGCACCACAACCGCGCCGAGGCTTTGCTGATCGCGAACTACGGTTTGAGGAATCTGACGTGAGCGAGTTAGACCTCCTGGCGCCGCCACCCTCGGATCAGCCTGCGGCGCCGGATAGACCCGCGCGCGTGACAGCACCGCTCATCTGCCAGTACCTGGCGAACACCTACACGGAAGGGCAGGGCTACGCCACGCTGTTCGAAGTGGCCGACGGTACCGGCAGCAATGCCCGGCGCCGTGCGGATGCGCTGGTGCTCAACCTGTGGCCATCCCGCGGCATGGAGTTGGTCGGCTACGAGATCAAGGTGTCCAGGGCCGACTGGCTGCACGAAATGAAACAGCCAGAGAAGGCCTGGCCCGTGATGCAGTACTGCGATCGCTGGACGCTGATCGCGGCGCCGGGTGTAGCTGTGCCGGCCGAGATACCGCTCAACTGGGGATTCATCGAGTTCGACGGGAAGAAGGCGCGCGTGATCAAGCCGGCGCCGGTTCTGGAGGCGAAACCCATCAGCCGGACATTCCTCGGCGCCATGGTGCGCAAGCCAATACGCGATGTAGAGGCGATGGTCGCGGCCGAGGTGCGAAAGCGCGCGGACGAATTGGACAAGGCCTTTGACAAGCGCGTGCAGCAGCAACTGAGTTACCGCGCGACGGACGCCGAAAAGATCAAAAAGGCGGCCAAAGAAATCCATGAGGCCACCGGCATCGACCTGCTGCACGGCTACGAGAGCGTGGCCAACATTGCCAGCGCGATCAAGATGGCTATGGAGGTGAACCCGCTGCACACCTGGAAGGGCGTGCCGTCGGCGATCAGTCACGTGAAGACGGCGCTGCAATCGCTCGAAGATCTTCAAAAGGCGATGGGGGGTGGCACATGACAGTGTGCATCCGTTGCCACCGGCCGCTCAAACATCCGACAGAGACGGGCATGGGGCCGGTGTGCGCGCGAGCCTCCCGTGTGCAACCCGTGCCAGCGCACGAGCGCGACTTGTTCGGTTACGACATCGACAAGGCGGTGCACGCTGCCCGCTACCGCCTGCAGGTGCACATCGACTCCATCGCGGCCGAGGCTTCCATGGCGCTGCGGGCATCGCACCGAGCTGCATTGAAGGAACTCATGAAATGAGTTACCAGCTCGATCTCAACTTCGGCGGGTATGACCAACCCAACCACGCGGGCGTGTTCACCAACTGCGAGGTGATCAGCATGCCATCGGCCAAACGCAGCATTAGGGCCGAAATCAGGGTGGCATTCACAGCGGCAGGCTTTTGCTGGGGCAGCAGCGCGTTCATGGAAATGCAGGGACACGCCAGCATGCCCAACGTGTGCGACATACCTGCTGGCCGCGTGGTGTCGTCTAAGGCAGAGGCGATCGCCAAAGCCTGCGATGACATTCAGCGCCACGTAGGCAAGCTCGAAACCAAGGGCGCGAAGGCGATCATGGCCTGGGCGCGCCAGCTGAGGGGAACACCATGATCACCGCCGCTGATTTCTGGAAGCTGGTCGACCTGCAGGGCAAACAGGCGTGGGAAGACATGGCCTGGGGGCAGGGGCTGGCCGCGCCAACTGAACCAGACGACTTCGCGCTCGAGGCGATCTTTGTCATCTGCAACAGCGGTATGAAAAACACGGTGGCGCGGGGCATCTTTGATCGCTGCGAAATCGCCCTGGACGCTGGCACGCCAGTGTTTGAGGTGTTCAAGCACCCCGGTAAAGCCGCTGCCATCGAAACCATCTGGCGCGATCGCACGCAGCTGCTGGAGGGATATCTCGCAGCTGCCGACAAGTTGGCTTTCTGCGAGTCATTGCCGTGGATTGGTGGCATCACGAAATATCACCTAGCCAAGAACTTCGGCGCCGACGTTGCCAAGCCGGACGTGCACCTGCAACGCCTGGCAGACCGAGAAGGCTGCACTGCGCAGACGCTATGTGAGCGGTTGGCTGCCGCGACGAATCTGCGCGTGGCGACCATCGACACGGTGCTGTGGCGCGCATGCGCTGATGGCTTTCTGAACTCGCGGACCGGGGAGATTCGGCTATGACAAAGCCCAGCCCGATCTTCATCACCAAACTGCACCCGCTCGAGCAGATGTCCGAGCAGGAGCTGGCTGCGGTGCGCAAGTTCCTGTTCGGCGGTATGCGCGGCCTCAACGAACAGCACGAGAAGCGATGGCGCCGATTCTGGCGCCGCGTCCTGCAGGCCGAGATCGGCGAGGTGTTCCACATCGACAACGTCGTCGGCCGCTCGGGCCCGTTCCACCGCATGCACATGGCGATGGAGCAAGGCCTGTTCGATCGGCAGGAGCGCTGGGCAAACATCAAGCACATGCGCAACTGGCTGAAAACCGGCGCTGGCTGGGGCACTTACGAGCTGGTCAACGGCCGCATGAAGTTCGTTCCCAAGTCCACCAGCTACGAGGAATGCAGCGACGACGAAATGCGCGAGGTGCACGAGGCCATGGTGGCCTACCTGCGCTCGCCCTCGGCGCTGCGAAAGCTGTGGCCGCACCTGAGCGCGGACCAGCGATCGGAAATGCTGGAAACCATCCTCGAGCGCCCCGAAGAAACACAAACCTGATGCCGAGCGGCCCCGGCATGTGGGCGCACAACCTGGAAAGACGATATGGACGACAAGAAAGACGAACCCGTGAAAATCATCCCGCCCACCGTGGGCCGCAAGGTCTGGTATACGCCGAGCGACGACGATCGCCGCGGCAGCGTCACCGAAAAGGCCATGGAGGTCAACGGCGAAGAGCCGCTTGATGCCACTGTGGTGGCCGTATGGGGCGAGCGCTTGGTCAACCTGGCCATTCTCGACATCTACGGCAACCTGCACGCCCGCCGCTCGGTGACGCTGCTGCAGGCCGGTGACCCGGTCCCCGAGCGCGGCCGCTACGCGCGCTGGATGCCGTACCAGCTGGGCCAGGCCAAGGCCGCGAGCTGATCGGGGCGCCGGCAATGACAGTCATCGCATGGGACGGGAAGACGCTGGCTGCTGACAAGCAGGCCAGCATTGGTACGGCCATCTTCCAGGTCACCAAAATATTCAGGGTGCGTGGCTGCTTGCTCGGCGCCGCCGGCGACTTTGATCGGATACAGGAGACGATCGCCTGGTTCGCCGCTGGCGCCGATCCTTCAAAGATGCCGCCATTCCAACGCGACAACACCGACTACGTAGGCCTGCTGGTCATCCAACCTGACGGGTCGATTTTGAAGTACGAGCGGAGCACCACACCGTTCAGGATCGAATCGAAGTTTCACGCCCTGGGCTCTGGCCGCGATTTCGCGATTGCCGCGATGTACCTGGGCAAGACAGCCGTTGAGGCAGTAGGTGTGGCCAGTGCGCTGTGCATCGGTTGTGGCGGGGGAGTTGACACCCTGACCCTCGAAAGTAGGGACTGATGCAAAGCCCAAACAAGCAGGCCCCCACGGTGGCCGAGGCCTCATACATCGCGCTGGTGCGCAGCCTGCCGTGCTCGGTGTGCGACTGCGCCGGCCCGTGTGAGGTGCACGAGATCAAGCAGGGCCAGTGGTTCACGTCGATCGCCCTGTGCGCGTCGTGCCACCGCGGCGCGCTGCTGGGCCTGCACGGGCAGATGCGCGCATGGAAGCTGCGCAAGATGGACGAGTTAGACGCGCTGGCAGAGACGGTGCAACGGGTATTTGAACTTTTGAAACCAACACCAGCCCAACAAATACGAGCAAAACGAGCTATCAAAATAGGAGCATCGCTATGAACGAAGCAGACGCCGAACCAGAACTGTATGTCCCCCGGCCGGGCATCGTGGCGTGGAAGGTCCTCGACTACCTGGTGAGAAACCCCAACGAAGAGCTGACCCGCGGCGATGTCGCTGTGAAGTTCGATTGCATAGGCGGCGGCGTCGACACGCTGCTGCAGCTGGCCGTCGCGCGCGGCGCGCTCAAGAAATCGCGCAACGGCATGCGGGAGCTCACCTGGATACTCGGCGACCTGACCCGCTTCCGCCTTGACCCCATGCCGCCGAGCGGCGCAGCGGCGCCGCCGGCCGCCGCATCAACGCCAACGCGAGAGCCGGCGATCAAGGTGGTGCAGCTCGAGCAGCCGCCGAAGGACGCGAAGAACGAAACAGTAGGGCAGGGCGCCCAGCCGGCAGAGCCCTGGGCCAAGTCCTGGCCAGGCGAACTCAGCGCGGCCGCGCAGGGCGGGCCCGAGCCAGGGCCGGCAACTCCTGCGCCCGTCATGGTGCCAATGCCGCTGCAACTCACCCCCGAGCTGATCGAGGCGGTGAAGAGCGACCCGGCCACCAGCTTCGACAACAAGGCCGACGGCCACCACGCGATCGGCTGGCTGATGGATGCCTGGGCAGTGATGGTGAAGCGCCAGCAGCAGGCCGTCCGACCCTAGTAGCGAGAGATAACGGAAATCAACAGAGAACGACCATGGCAAACACACCACCCGACAACGACAAACCGAACGTAGAAGAGCGCTACACACAGGCGACGCACGCGACCAACCTTCGGGTGCAGGATGAGCGCGGCGGCGCCGGTGATCTGCTGATTGCCGTGGGCTGGAGCCCTTTCAGGCTGGGCGCGGCGATGCTGCGCCTGCACAGCGAGTGGGATGGGGCAGAGAAGCCTGAAAAGCCCACGGCGAAGCGCATCCACGCGCTGGCCGCCACCGTGAAAGACATCCAGGTGAACGGCAAGACGGTGCCGGGCTTCGAGCTGGTAGACGGGAAGCCGGTGTCGCGGGACCTGTGGGCATACCAGGAGGCGCACCGGTGGTACGAGCACGAGCTCGGCATCCTGATGGGCAAACTCAAGACGCTGCCCGAGGTGCGCAACCAGGTGGCGATCAAGGCCTACGTGTGGCACATCCCGGACCCGTGGGGCGCCGCCGCGGCCGTGATCAAGTTCTGGCTGGACCAGACCTGCCAGGCGTGCGACGGGCAGAAATATCGCCGCATCCCCGGCACACCGTCGCTGTCCACCAGACCGTGCGGGTCGTGCTTTGGCTCAGGCCTGGGCCGAGTGCCCTACCGAGACGACGGCAAGCGCCTGGCCAACTACATGGACGATTGCGTGAGCCGCGCCCGCCAGTCGATCAAGGGCCGGTTGCACGAAAGCATGGGCAGGGTATAAAATTCGCGCCAGGGATGACCAGCCTGCTTAGGCTGTAGCACCCGGACTCTCCGCCAGACGCCCAGCTCGCTTCGTGCATTGCTGGTAGACCTCGATGGCCGAACTGTTCCCAAAATTCCCCCAAGCCACCCGTCGCGGTGGCTTTTTTGTTTCCGGCTCATGGTGACATTAGCTCAATGGCAGAGTTTCTGGATGTGACCCAGAAGACCAGGGTTCGATTCCCGGTGTTACCCCAATTTGTCCAATGGCTGTCCACTCACATTGGACAGCACCGGATATTGGACAAGATCTCAAACCCAGCCCCACCCCGCTGACCGGCCGCCTTCACATTCGCGGATTCTGGAAGGCTGGGCTGGCCCCAGCAGGGAGAGCGCTGCACCGCAGCGGTGGGCAAACCCCTGCCTGCCAACGGCCTCGGGCATCAGCTCCCTCTCCTGGGGACGCCCGAGGCCCGCCGCCCCACGTTTGTCTCCCCAACGACAGTAACCCGCAGTTGCCGTCACGTTGGTTCCACGCCCGCCGGCTCACCCCGGTGGGCTTTTTTACATCCGGTCGTCTCGGCCATCACGAAGGGCACCGATATGCACGAGCCGACTTTCTCCGCCTTTGCCTGGACAGGCCTGGTCGCCACGCTGCTGGGCCCAGTGGTGGGCCCGCTGGCGCTGCTGCTGTTCGCGGCCGTGATGGGCAGCCTGCTGGCCATGAGCCGCACGACCACCACAACGCGCTGGGAGGGCTTCAAGTTCCTGGCGGTTGGCGTGGGGATATCGCTGGTGCTGACAGGCCTGGCGGTGTGGGCAGTTGAGCGGTACACGCCGATCCCCGGAAACATCGCCCTGATGCCGGTGGCGTTCGTGATCGCGGCCGCGCGCAACTCGCTCATGGGCCTGATCGAAATGGCGATCGCCGCGGCAGGCGGGTTCCTGTCGTCGTTTTCGAAACCGAAAGGTGGCGATAAATGAACACAGTGCTGGTGCTCCTGCAGATGGTGATGGCCCTGGGCCTGGCCTATTCCTGCTTTTGCCGGCTGGTGCGCACGGACGCCGAGACGGTCCGCGAAGTGCGCCTGGCCATCTGGTTTGAAGCCTTGGCGGCCGGCCTGGTCGCCGGCGCCCCGATCGTGCCGCTGTTGGTGCCGGAAATCACCTGGTCGCCCGGCACCACGCCCCGCTGGATCTGGCTGGTGCTGCTGGTGGCCGCCACGTTCGTGCAGCTGGTCACCTCGCGCTACTGGCGCGGCGGCATCCCCCGCGACTTCCAGAAAGGTTGAGCCATGAAAACCCTCATCCTCGCTTCCGCGCTGGCCCTGCCGGTGCAACAGGCGTCCTCACCCGTGGCCACGCTGGCGCCTGGCCAGGCAGTGCGCTGCGCCGCTGCAGAGGGCTGCATCGTCATGACCAAGCGGGCCATGGACGAATTCCTCAAGGAGCTGGCCATCGCGGCCGGCCAGGCCTGCGCCGCCACGCACCAGAAAGGCTCGGTATGAACCTCACCCCCCACTTCACGCTGGAAGAGTTCACCGCCAGCGACGCCGCCGCGCGCCTGGGCCTTGACAACAGCGTGCCGGCCGACCTCATGGCCAACGCCGTAGCCGCCGCCGAAATGATGGAGCGCATCCGCGACGCCCTGGGCGACAAGCCCGTCATCGTCACCAGCGGCTACCGCGCGCCCGAGGTCAACAAGGCCGTGGGCAGCGGCCCGGGCAGCGATCACCCGAAGGCGTGCGCCTACGACTTCAAATGCCCGGCGTTCGGCACGCCCTACGAGGTGGCCCGCCACCTGGCCACGAAGGTCGACAGCCTGGGCATCGGCCAGCTGATCCATGAGTTCGGCAGCTGGGTGCACGTGTCCACCCGCACGCCGGACAAGATCGTGAACCGGATCATCACCATCAGCGGCCGCGGCACCGAGGCAGGGATACAGCGCGTATGAACGCGCTCAGCACCGGCGCCAAGCTGGCCATGTACGGGGTTCTAGCGCTCGCCATCATGGGCGCCCTGACCGGCGCCTACCTGCACATCAAGGAAATCGGCCGCGAAGAGGTGATCGGCGAGCTGCTGGAGCAGACCATCGTCGTCAACAAGGCGCGCGCGGCCATCGCCGCCCCGATCGAGAAGAAGGTGGTCCAGAAGATCACCGAGATCGCAGTCGTCACCGAAACCATCACCAAAGAGGTGCCCGTTTATGTCAAAACTTCTGATTGCCCTATGTCTCCCGGCTTTCGCGTCCTGCACGACGCGGCTGCCGATGGCCGACTTCCCGACCCCGCCAGCATCCCTGATGCAGCGCCTGCCCCCGCTCAAGAAGTTGCCAGCACCGTCGCAACCAACTACGGAACCTGCCACAAAGCCCTCACCATCGTGAACGGCTGGCAGGAATGGGCCGACGAGCAGGCCAAGCTCAAAACCCGCTGATGGCTACGGTAAAGAAGAAACCCGCCCCCGTAGTGAAGCCGAGGGCGCGCAGCGCCCCGGCCCCCCAGCCCAAACAGCTGACCCCGAGCGAGCAGCGCTTTGTCCAGGAGTATCTGGTCGACCTCAACGGCACCCAGGCCTACATGCGGGCTTACCCTGACGCGAAGAACGCATCAGCCCGCGTCCAGGCCTGCCGCTTGTTAGCGGACCCTAACATTTCCGACGCCATCGCAGCAGCGCAGGCCGCGCGCGCCGCAAAGCTGGGCATTTCCGCCGAAGTGGCGCTGCAGCACGTCTGGGACATTGCCACGGCGGACGCCCGCGACCTGGTCGAGTACCGGGTGGGCTGCTGCCGGCACTGCTGGGGCGAGGGTTTCGCCTACCAGCGCACCGACGCGCAGTTCCGGGCCGATCGCGCGGCCCACGCGCACGCGCTGGCCACGGCCGACAGCAAGGGCAAGAAGAAGCTGGGCAAGTTCAACCCGCAGGGCGGCCCAGGCTTCGATCTGCGCAACCAGCCGAACCCCGATTGCCCCGAATGCGCGGGCGAGGGCGTGGGCCGGGACGTTTACAAGGACACGCGCAAGCTGCCGCGCGCCGCCGCGACGCTCTATGCCGGCGTGAAGCGCACGAAAGACGGCTTACAGGTCCTGACGCACGACAAGGGCGAGGCGCTGGAGAAGGCCTTCAAGCACCTGGGCCTGTACGAGAAGGACAACAGGCAGAAGTCGGACCCGGTGACCGCTTTGCTGGAGCACATCAATGCAACTGGCAGCCGAATCCCCGTTCGCAAGTAAGGAATGGCTCGATCCGTGGTGGCGGCTCAATAACCTCTACGAGCTGGTCGACGACGACGGCAAGCCCTTCCGGTTCAAGGCCAACGAAGAGCAGACCGAGTTCTACAACAACATCTGGTACCGCAACCTGGTGCTTAAGGCGCGCCAGCTCGGCTTCACCACCTTCATCGACCTGCTGCTGCTGGACCAGTGCCTGTTCAACCCGAACTTCACGGCCGGCATCATCGCGCACAGCCTGGAAGACGCGACGAAGATCTTCCGCAACAAGGTGCTGTACCCGTTCGAGCACCTGCCCGAGGTGCTACGCGAGCGCGTGAAGCTCAAGAAGCAGTCCGCCGCGGAGCTGATCTTTGGCAATGGGTCCAGCATCAGCGTGGGCACCAGCATGCGATCAGGCACGCTGCAGGCGCTGCACGTGTCCGAGTTCGGGAAGATCTGCCGCAAGTACCCCGAGCGGGCGCAGGAAATCATTTCAGGGTCGTTCGAGACGATCGCCCTGACCAACATGATCTTTGTCGAGTCCACGGCCGAAGGCGCCGAGGGCCCGTTCTACGACATGTGCGACGAGGCCTTGAAGCGCATGGAAGAGCGCGTGCCGGAAACCGAGCTGGACTTCCGGCTGCATTTCTTCCCTTGGTACACCAAAGGCAAGTACCAGATGAACCCGGCCGGCGTGTTGCTGGAGCCCCTGGAGCGCAAGTACTTCGCCAAGCTGGCCTCGGAAGGCATCGAGCTGACCAGCGCGCAGCAGGCCTGGTATGTGAAGAAGAAGGTCACGCTCAAAGGCAACATGTGCCGCGAGTACCCGGCCACCCCAAAGGAAGCGTTCGAACAGACGATCGAGGGAGCGATCTACGGCGACGAAATGACCTGGTTGCGCACGAATGACCGCCTCACGGTGGTGCCGTTCGCGCCGGGCTACCCCGTCAACACCTTCTGGGACCTGGGCACCAACGACACCACGGCGATCTGGGTGCACCAGCGCGTGGGCCTGCAGGATCGCTTTGTCCGGTACCACGAAGAGGCCGGCAAGGGCATGAAGTACTTCTGGAACTGGCTCGAGGACCTGCGCGGCGAGCACCAGCTGACCTGGGGCAAGCACTTCCTGCCGCATGACGCGGACAACGACCTGCAGGGCGAGGTGGTCGAGACGCGCGTGACCATCCTCGAGCGCCTGGGCATGAAGAACATCGAGGTAGTGCCCCGCGTGGCCGACGTGAAGGTCGGCATCGACCTGACAAAGGACGCGCTGAAAACCGCCTGGATCGACAAAGAGCATTGCATCGACGGGATCAAGGCCCTGGACCACTACCAGCGCGAGTGGGATGAGCGCCTGAGCCGGTGGCGCGATCAGCCGCTGCACAACTGGGCATCGAACGGTGCCGACGCAATCCGCCAATGGGCCCAAGGCTTCGACGCCACCACCGGCTCGATGTACGCACACGCCAAGAAATCCACAGCGCGCCGCAAGACGTGGCGCGCGGTTTAACAGGAATCACCTATGCAAGCACCCACCCTGCTCGGGCCCACGGGCAACCAGATGCTGGCGATCGGCGGCGAGTACGCCTGGCGCCAATACGTCAAGGGCGACGTGATGATCACCTTCCAGTGGATCAACGACGACCCGAGCATCTGCCTGTTCCCGGCCGTGCCACGCATCAAGCGCGGCGCCTACGTGATCGGCCTGTCGGCGCTGCACAAGTACGTCGAGAACACGGGGCACCCGACGCGCTACATGGTGGCGCAGAGCATCAAGATCGCCCAGCAGCTGGGCTTCCAGCCTGGCAAGGACATTTGCTTTCGCCTGGTCGAGATGGTGCTGGACGCCGCGCTCGAGCTGGTGCACATGCCGCCCACGCCCGAGATCGTTCGCAAGGCCGAAGAGCCCGACAAGGTCGGTGAAATGGTGGTCAAGCAGGGCGGCCGCGTCGTGATGGAGCGGGAAGTCTGATGGACAGCATCGAGAACGTGCGCGGCTCGCGCGACGGCGCCTTCCAGTACGGCGGCCCGTACACGAAGCCGGCCGGCAAGCCCAAGCGGGAGAAAAACCGCCTCGACTCGCCGGAAATGAAGAAGCGCCACAGCCAGCTCATGGACTGGTACTACCAGGAGCGCGACCGCCAGAGCGTGAACCGGTACCAGATGGCCGTCGACGAGGACTACTACGACGGCCTGCAGATCGATGAAGACACGCAGCTCGAGCTGAACGACCGTGGCCAGGCCGCGCTGGTGTTCAACAAGACGGCGCCCGCGATCAACTGGGTGACGGGCACCGAGAAGAAAACCCGCATGGACTACAAGATCCTGCCGCGGGAAGAGGCCGACGAAAACCAGGCCGAGGTGAAGACCAAGCTCTTCAAGTACGTGAGCGACGCCAACCACGCGCCTTTCGCTCGCTCCGACGCCTTCGCTGACGCCGTCACGGCCGGCCTGGGCTGGCTGGAAGAGGGCGTGAACACCGAGCCCGGCGCCGAGCTCATCTACGTGGGCACCGAGAGCTGGCGCAACGTGCTGCACGACTCGCTGTGCATGAAGCGCGACCTGAACGACGGCGGCCGGTACCAGTACCGCTGGAAGTGGGTCGATCTTGACGTGGCGTGCGTGCTGTTCCCCGGGCGCAAGCAGATCCTGGAATCGGCCTCGATGGACGCCGACGAGATCGCCGAGAAGGACGAAGACATCTGGTACCTGGGCGCCAGGACCAACACCGAAGACGTGGACAGCGGCCGGATGAGCCGGTACCGGTCCACAACCTCGGTCAACGGCAACACCTTCAACACGCGCCAGCGCGTCAAGATCATCGAGGCCTGGTACAAGGTGCCGAAGGCCGGCCAGGTGATGCGCGGCACCGGCAAGCTGGACGGCGAGCTGTACGACGAGACGAACCCCGAGCATGTCCAGGCCGCCGAGCAGGAATTCGTGAGCCTGTCGAGCACCACCTACATGGAAATGCGGGTGATGGTCATGACCGAAGACCACGTGCTTTTCGAAGGCCAGAGCCCGTATCGCCACAACCGCTTCCCTCTCACGCCAGTGTGGTGCTACCGCCGCCGGCGCGACAACATGCCCTACGGCATGATCCGCGGCATCCGCGATGCACAGGACGACTACAACAAGCGCGCCTCCAAGGCCTTGTTCATCCTGAGCGCCAACCAGATCATCATGGACAGCGATGCTGTCGAGGCAAAGGAAATCGAGAACCTGCGCGACGAAGCCGCCCGACCGGACGGCATCATCGTGAAAAAGAGCGGAAAAGACCTCGAGTTCCGCCAGGACAAACAGCTGGCAGAAGAGCACCTGGGCCTGATGGACCGTGACGCCCGGATGATCCAGGATATCTCGGGCATCACCGACGAAAACATGGGCCGCCAGACCAATGCGTCCAGTGGCATCGCCATGACGAAGCGCCAGGACCAGGGCCACGTCGTCACCTACGGCGTGTTCGACAACCTGCGCTACGCCATCCAGCTATCGGGCGAGAAGCAGCTGAGCCTGATCGAGCAGTTCTACACCCAGGAAAAGGTCGTGCGCATCGTCGGCGACAACAAGCCGATCGAGTGGCTGCCCGTCAACAAGCTGGACCCGGCCACGGGCCAGATCATGAACGACATCGCGGCCAGCAAGGCGGACTTCATCATCAGCGAGCAGGACTACCGCGCCAGCCTGCGCGAGGCGATGTTCGAGCAGCTGATGGACATGCTGGCCAAGATCGCCCCGGTGATGCCGCAGGCGGCCATGAACCTGCTGGACCTGGTGGTCGAGCTGGCCGACATCCCGAACCGCGAAGAGTTCGTGGCCCGCATCCGCAAGCTCAACGGCCAGACCGACCCGACGAAGAAGCCATCGCCCGAGGACGTGGCGCGGCAGCAGGAGGTCGAGGGCTTCGCCAAGCAGCAGGCCATGCTGGGCATGGAAAAGCTCAAGGCCGAGGTCGACAAACTCAAAGGCCAGACCGGCCAGCTGTCCGCCCAGCAGTTCACCACCATCGTGGAAGGCCTGTACGCAGCCCTGCAGAGCGCGCAGATCGTCGCGACGGTACCCAACGTCAGCCCGGTGGCCGATGTGATCGCCCAGGGGGCTGGATTCGTGCCGCAGGGCGGTTCCGACCCGAACATCCCAACACCACAAGGCGGGCTCCCCGCCATGACGCCGCAGAGCAAACACGGCGATTACGTCGGATCAGCATCCCCCGCCCAAGCGGGGGTTTCTGTTTCTGGGCCCGAGCAAGCGCAACCCCTGCAGGGCGACGGCGCCCGGGCAGGCATCGAAACCCCCGCCAATGACGGCGTGATCACTCAGTAGGAGCAACCCATGTCCAAGAAATCCGGCTCTGTAGCCCTGTCCGATGCCGCCCGCGAACTCAAGTGGCGCACCGAAAGCGACCTCGAAACGCTCATCCGGGCGCAGGAGATCCGCGACGACCCCGCACGCCACGCTAGGGCCAAAAAGCTGGCGAAAGAACGCATCGCCGACACGCAAGACGTGCTCGCCGAATCCACCAACCAACCCAAGAAAGGCTCCTGATCATGAGCATTAAAGACTCCGAAACCGCAGGCCTGTCCGCCACCGAGCGCGAGGCCCTTGAAGACGACAGCGACGAAACCGCGCTGCGCAAGGTCGCCGGCGAAGGCGACGATGGTGATGACGACGGCGACGACGGCGCCGATGACGGCCAGGACGATGGCAACGGTGACGGCGCTGACGGTGGGAAGGATGATGGCGGCGATGCCGGTGATGACAAAGGCGCGGGCGCCGATGACAAAACTGACAAAGGCGACAAAACCGATAAAGGTGACAAGGCTGACAAGGGCGATAAGTCCGACGAGGCCGACACCACCACCACCGTCGATGACGACGGCGACGATGACGACATCACCGAGCTGCCCGTGGCCCGGGTCGACGTGCCAGACGACGCTGAAAAGCAGATCAAGGACCTCAAGGCCTCGAAGAGCGACCTTTTCAGAAAGTACAACGCCGGCGAGCTGGACGAAGACGCCTACCAGCAGCAGACCGAGGCGGCCCAGGACAAGATCGACGGCCTCAACCGCCTGCTGCTGAAAGCCGAGACGGCGCGCGAAAACGAGCAGGCCAACACCGAGGCCCGCCAGAAGATGTGGGTCCGCCGCGTCAACGACTTCATCGACGAAACCAAGGCGAACGAAGGCATCGATTACCGCGCCAAGAAGACGCTCAACGCCGCGCTCGACACGGCCGTCAAGGAACTGGCCACCGAGCAGGACGACAAGGGCAACCTCAAGCACGGGGACAAGTCGATGAAGTGGTTCCTCAAGGAAGCCCACCGCCTGGTCAAGGCCGACTTCGGCATCGTTGCCGTGCCCAAGGGCGCCAAAGCCGATGGCCAGCCGGCCGACAAGAGCGACGGCAAGCCCTCGGCGGCCGCACGCAAGCCCGCCGACCTGTCCAAGGTCCCGCCCTCGATCGCGCGCGCGCCGGCCGCGGCGACTCAGGACGACGGCGGCGAGTTCGCCCACCTCGACGGTTTGTCCGGCATGGCCTACGAGCGTGCCGTGGCCAAGCTCACCCCGGAACAGCAGTCCCGCTGGGCGGAGCAATAAGCCATGGGTGGAAAGCGCTCGCTGGTGATGGATGTCCGTGTCGGTGATTCCGTGACGCTGGACGGTGGGCGCATCGTGATTCAGGTGATGGAGAAGAGCGGCCAGCGCGCCAAGCTTTCCATCACCGCAAATGCCGAAGTTTCGATCAGTCGCAAGAAGCCCGCGTCAAGCGGCGCGAAGGCGGCGCAGTCGGGAATTCGCATGGTCCCGTCCAGCTAATTCTGGCTGGCACGGGTGGTTATGACAGCGCAGGACGTGCTGTTTGTGGCTCCCTTTTTGTTTGAAAGGAAACGCAAATGGGACGTACAGTAGTCGGGGTCAATGACCCCAAGGCGGTAAAGAAATATTCCGCTTTCTTGGCGGTTGACGTGGGCAAAAAGTCCTACTTCAACAAGAAGATGATGGGTGTGGGCATCGAGGCAGAAACCCCGATGCAGACCCTGCCGTCTCTTGAAAACGACGCTGGTGAACAGATCAGCTACGACCTGGTGATGGCTCTGAAAATGAAGCCGATCCAGGGCGACAACGTGCTGCGCGGCAAGGAAGAAGACCTGAAGTTCTACACGGACTCGGTCTACATCGACCAGCTGCGCGGCGGTGTCAACACCGGCGGCAAGATGACGCGCAAGCGCACGGTGCACAACCTGCGCAAGATCGCGCGCACCCGACAGTCGGAGTGGTGGGCTCGCCTGTTCGATGAGACGTTCTTCATGTACCTGTCGGGTGCGCGGGGCGTCAACACGGACTTCATCGAGGACACGACGTTCACGGGCTACGCAACCAATGCGTTCGTCGCCCCTGACTCGGTGCACCAGTCCTACGGTGGCGCCGCCACCAGCAAGGCCTCCATGGTCGTCGGCGACAAGATGTCGCTGGCCCTGGTGGACAAGCTGGTGACCAAGGCCAACACCATGGGCGGCGGCACCACGGGCGTGCCGCGCATCCAGCCCTGCATGATCGACGGCGAAGAGCGCTATGTGCTGCTGATGCACCCGTTCCAGACCTACGACCTGCGCACCAGCACTAACGCTGGCCAGTGGCTGGACATCCAGAAGGCTGCTGCAGCTGCCGAAGGCCGGGACAACCCGATCTTCAAGGGCTCGCTGGGCATGTACAACGGCGCGATCCTGCACGACCACCGCAACGTGATCGGTTTCTCCGATTACGGCGCTGGTGCCAACGTTGCGGCCCGCCGCGCGCTGTTCCTGGGCCGTCAGGCCGGTGTCGTTGCCTTCGGTTCGCCGGGCACCGACCTGCGCTTCGACTGGACCGAGGAAACGGAAGACCGCGGCAACCAGGTGGTCATCACGACCAGCTCGATCTTCGGTGTGAAGAAAACCAGCTTCTCTGTGGCTGGCCAGAGCTACGACTTCGGTGTCATCGCGGCCGACACGGCCGCCGCTGACCCGAACCCCTGATCTGCCCGGCTCCTGAGCCCGAGCGATTGCAACCCTGATCCCCTGCCCGGCCGGGTGGGGGCATCCCAATTCCTGAAAGGAAGAAATCATGTCTCTTGTGCAAACCTCTGCAGCAAAAGGCCAGGTGCCCGCGCCGGTGTGCAACGACCAAGCGGCCGTGCCCCTGCGTGTCGAGTACACGACCCTCGCTGCGCTTCCCACTACCGACGTGCTGGAGCTGTTGAAGCTCCCCGCAGGTCACAGCGTGGTGGACTGGACCCTCGATGTCGACGATCTCGACTCGAACGGCGCGCCAGCTCTGGTGTTCAAGGTCGGTGTGCTCAACGCAGCCAAAACCGACCTGGACACGGGTAACGCCATCTGGAAGACCGGTCTGACGACCGGCCAGGCCGGTGGTGTCGCCCGCATGGACACGCTGACCGCGCTGCGCGCCGGCTCGACCGGCAACAGCGAGAAGTCGGTGGGTCTGATCGTCACGACGGCTGCCGCCACCTGGGCCAACGGCAAGATCGGCATCACCGTCTGGATCAAGGCCGACTAAACCCGGCTTCTGTGCAAGGCAAGGCCCCGGCTGACACCCGGGGCCTTTTTTTTGGAGATTTCCATGAAGTTTGAATGCAAGCTGAAACGCGAAGGCGGCACCAAGGTTGAGATCGGCGGGGTGGAATATCACTTCAAGCCGCTTCCCGACGGCGCCCATGTGGCCGAGGTGACCGAAGAGGATCACATCGCCCGCTTCTACCAGATCCCCGAGGCGTACAAGGCCTACAAGGGCGATGCCGATACGGCCACAGCAGCCTCGACGGCCGCCGCTGGCGGCACTGGCGACGGCGACGATGCCGACGAACCCACCGAATTCCTGGTCACCGATGGCAAGGGCAACGATGCCGACCTGGGCAAGATGAATCGCGCAGAGCTGCTGGCTTTCGCCGACAAGGAAGAAATTGCCCTGACGGTGCCACGCAATTCCTCTCGCGAGAAGATCCTCGCCGCCGTGTTCGGCGCCTGCACCGAGGAATAAGCGATGACCACGGCCCAGCAGATCATCGACCAGGCCCGCGAGCCGCTCAATGACGACGAGAAGGTGAGAAACACCGACCCGGTGCTGCTGGGCTACCTCAATTTCGGCCTGCGCCGCCTGAAACGGGCGCGCGCGGACCTCTTCATCGGCACGCTCGGCGCCGGCCATACCGACCTGGCGCTGATCGACCCGGTGCCCACGCCCGAAGAGTACGACCAGAACCTGGCCGATTACCTCTCGGCCCGGGCGCACACCAAGGACGACGAAGAAGCGGCCAACAGCCGCATCGAGTTGTTCTTCGCACTGGCGAAAGGCTGATCATGAAGACCTGGGACCAGTTTTACGACTACCTCCTGCCGGACGTGCCGGACTGCCCGCTGAACATGGCCAAGTTCGCCCTGCGCGTGGCCGCGCAGCAGTTCTGCGAGAAGACGCTGGCCTGGCAGGAGACGCTGGATGCCACAGCGATCGCGGCTGACACCCTCAACTACGACTTCAACATCACTTCCACCCAGGAAGTGGTGCAGATCAGGACCGCGACGCTGGACGACAGGGACTTGAAGGTGCTGTCCGAGCGCGACTTGCCCAGCAACTGGCGCACCAACGGCAGCGCGCGCGGCGGCGTGTTCACCCTGGACCGCCAGACCTTCTACGTAGTGCCCCAGGCCTCGGCCGGCGAGCTGGTCGTCCTGACGGTGGCCGTCAAGCCCTCCAACACCGCCACGGGCGTGAGCAACGACCTATTTGCGAACTATGTGGACGAGATCGCCACCGGCGCCAAGGCCCGCCTGCAGAAAACGCCGAAGAAGCCCTACACCGACCTGGTGTCGGGCGGCGCCAACCAGACGACGTTCGACCTGCGCTGCAGCGAGATCGCCTGGCAGGTGGCGAAGTCCCATGGCCAGACCGCCCGGCGAACCCGGGCCTCCTTTTTCTAACCCGCTTCGGCGGGTTTTTCTTTTCTGAGGCACCCACATGGCAGCTGGAACCTACGATTTCGTTGACGACAAGGCCTTCGAGATCGGGGCAACGCTCGAGCGTCCCATCGTCTGGCAGGACCCTGCAGGCGCGGCAATCGACCTCACGGGCTACACCGCGCGCATGCAGGTGCGGCAGAGCATCGCCGCGGCCGAAGCGCTGCTCGAGCTGACGACGGAAAACGGCGGCATCGCGATCACCCCGGCCACCGGCACCATCACGTTGACGCAAACGGCCACGCAGACGGCGGCCTACACCTGGAAGCGTGGGGTCTACGACCTTGAGATCGTCAGCCCGAGCGGCGTGGTCACGCGGCTGATCCAGGGCGATATTGAAACTTCGCCCGAGGTGACCCGGTGAGTGGTGTGACCGTCACGGAAGAGGGCGGCATCATCGTCGTCCGGGAGCCTGTTGCGCCCAACACCGTCAGCGTGGTCACCGCGGGGCCTCAAGGTCCGTCCGGGAGCCTGAGCGTGGGCGTGGTCAGCACCGGCGCTCCCGGCAGCAGCGCTTCGGTGACGAATACCGGCACCGCGCACGCGGCCGTGTTCGACTTCACCATCCCACGGGGCGACACCGGCGCCACGGGGCCAGCGGGCCCAGCCGGGCCGACCGGGCCCACCGGGCCGGTGAGCGTGGTGAGCGGCACGGCGCCGATTCAGGTTGCCACCGGCAGCTCGACGCCTGTTATCAGCATCGACCCGGCCACTACGGGCGCCGCCGGGTCGATGTCGGCGGCCGACAAGGCGAAGCTGAACGGCGTGGCCACCGGCGCGACGGCCAACAGCACCGATGCCACGCTGCTGGCGCGTGCGAACCACACGGGCACGCAGCTGGCGGCCACAATCAGCGACTTCGCCGCGGCCGCGCTGGCCGTCGTGCTCACGGGACTGTCCCTGGCCACCGGAACCCCGATTACGGCGGCTGACACGGTGCTGTCGGCCTTCGGCAAGCTGCAAAAGCAGATCACCGACCTGATTTCGGCATTGACGGCAGCGTTTCCGCGCGCTCACCTTGCTGGCCTCACGATGTCGACGGCGGGCGGTTCGGCAACCATGACAATAGCGGCGGGGGTGGCAGCAGACAGCACGAACACCGTGCTCATGACCTATGCCGGGGCCAACAAAACGACCTCTGCCTGGGCTGTTGGAGCTGGCGGCGCTCTCGACACGGGGACAATTGCCAACAACACCTGGTATCACTGGTTCGTCATTCGCAGGCCAGACACCGGTGTCGTGGACAGCATCTGCTCAACGTCGGCCGCTGCGCCGTCACTGCCGGCGAACTACACCCAGTACCGCCGCATTGGCGCGGGACGGACCAACGGATCGGCTCAATGGGTAGCGTTCCTCCAGGATGGTGACGACTTCACCTGGGTCACCGCGGTGGCAGACGTGTCCGCAACCAATCCGGGCACGGCGGCAGTGACCCGCACGCTGACGGTACCGACAGGCATCAGGGTTCTGGCGCGAATCTACAGCATCCACAGCAACGCGGGCACCTCCATCATCTCCTATTTCCTGACCAGCGACCTGTCTACCACGGACTCCACCCCGTCTTTCTCGGTCAATAACTCGGGCCCATGTGGCATCCAAAGTGGCATCGCCCAAAGCACCATGGCAGCGCTCCAGATTTGGACCAACACAAGCGCCCAGATCCGTACGCGCACCAGCAACAGCGACGCCAACGTCTCTCACAACATCAGCACGATCGGTTGGCGCGACTCGCGCGGGAGGTACGCCTAATGCCATACGTTCAGCGCTCAGTGGCCAAGGTGATTGGCTTGTATGCCAACCCTCAACCAGGCTACGCCGAGGAATTTCTGCCGCCGGAAGATGCCGAAGTGCTGGAGTTCCTGAACCCGCAGCCTACTTTTGCGGCCGAGAAGGATCGCCTGCTGACCATGATCCGCGGTTGGCGCAAGGATGCCTATAACGCGCTCATCGGCATCGGCTTTGCCGCCAAGGAAGAAGGGGACGAGGACACGGTCACCGCTTGCCTCACGGCGAGGCAGCAGCTTAAAGACATCACGGACTGGCCAGCCGTCACGGAGGCCGCGACCACGGCGGCCCTGCAGGCGGCGCTTGTGACGCGGTGGAATCAGATCGCGGCCGCGTGTCCACCCAATGTGCAAACCGCATTCTCGGAGTACCGCAAATGACCATCCTCCTCATCGCGCTCGGGTGCTGGCTGTTGTGGGCCGTCACTTCCACCATTGCCCTCTACTACGGCTACTGCTTTGCCATGGCCTGCCGCGGCGCGCGCGACCACGCGGACCCTGCGCAGCGCTCGCTGCGGCTGGTCGCTGTGATCGACACCAAGCTGTCATTCCCCGTCGTGGTGCTCGACGCGCTCTACAACGTGACGGTGCTGACCATCGTGATGTTGGACTTCCGCTGGGCTCACACCTTCAACCTGGCCACAGGCCGCCTCAACCTCTACACCACCAGCGCCGACGAGCGCTACTTCCGCGTCTGGCTGGCCAACGTGTATGCGGCCTTCCTCAACGGCAAGGACAAGGGCCACATCAAGAACGTGACCATGCGCTTCGCCTGGCTGGACTGACCAGCCGGCGCCACCACCCCAGAAACCCGCCTCGAGCGGGTTTTTTTATGGAGTAACCGATGACCCAGCTCTTTACAAACGACGCCAATGCGCTGCTGACTGCGCCCGTCGCCCCCGGTGACCTGACCTTCACGATCGAGGCATCGAAGGCCGACAAGTTTCCCGTGGCCAACACCGGCACCGACCCGGTGGGAACCGTGGGCAAGGACTGGTTCAAGGCCGCTCTGGAGAACTTGGCCGGCGAAATCGAGTATGTGCATGTGCGCACGCGCACCCTGGCCAGCGGCATCTGCAGCAATGTCATCCGGGCCCGGGAGGGTAGCACCGCGCTGGCTTTTGCCGCAGGCTCGGTGTGCGAGCTCCGCGTGGTGGCCGACGACATCCAGGATGCGATCGACCTGTCGGCCAACGCCATCAACCGCAACGGCGACACGATTTCGAGCGTGCTGAACGTGCCTTTGGTGACCACTGGCTCCAACACCGCCCAGGTGGTCAGCTCGGCCTACGTGAAGCAGGAGATTGCCGCCATCCCAGACGCGGCGGCTGGCACAAGGGGCCTGGCGCTGCTCGCCAGCAATGCCGAGGCCCTGGCCGGCACCGAGAACAGCAAGATCATGACCGCATTGCGTGTTGCGCAATCGATCGCCCAACGGGTGGTTGCCGCCACTACCTCACTGGCCGGCATCGCGCCGATCGCTACCAACACGCAGATGACCACTGGCACTGACGACGCCAGCATCGTCACGCCTCTGAAACTGCGGCTCGGCTTCTCTTTGACGCTGGGGAGCACTGGCCACATCTCCTTCCCGACGTGGCTGGGCGGCCTGATGCTGCAGTGGGGAACCACCGTGGTTCATGCCGGCTCCGGGTCCGTGGGCACCACCTTCTTCTCTACGGCGTTCAACACCACCTGCGCATCGCTTGTGCTGACCGATGCGTCGACCACCAGCGTCAATGCCGTGGTGTGGGCTGTTGACACGTTGAACCTGGGGAGCTTCACCTCGTACTGGAACGCCTCGGCCAGCCCGCCGAACTCCATCAACCGCAGCGCCCGCTATATCGCCTTGGGCTGGTAAGGCATTTCATGACCGGCATAGCCATCCAGGCATTCAGGGGCGCGGTCCCCAGGATCTCCGCCCGCCTGCTGAACGACAACCAGGCCCAGCGCGCGCTCAATTGCAAGATCACGTCCGGCCGCATCGACCCGCTCAAGGGCCTGGGCCTGGTGCACACCTCAGACCTGGCCGGCACGATCGCCACGATGTACCGGTACCGGCACCTGGAAGCGTACAACTGGCTGGTGTGGCCGCGCGTGGTCGACGTGACGCGCTCGCCGGTCGCGCAGGACAGCCTAGGCCGCTTCTACTACACCGGTGACGGTGAGCCGCGCATGAGCACCTATGCGGACGCCATCAGCGGCGGCGGCCCGTACCCGGCTGCGGGCTACGTGCTGGGCGTGACGCCGCCGCCGGCCGTCATGGCGATCACGGTGGTGGGCGGCGCATTGGCTGACGAAACCCGCGCCTACGTCTATACCTTCGTGACTGCCTACGGCGAGGAATCGGGGCCAAGTCCGGCGCTGGTAAAGACCGGCAAGCCAGACGGCAGCTGGAACATCACCGGCATGAGCGTCGCGCTGCCCAACAGCGGCACCATCAGCGGTGCCGTGAAGGACACGCCGCTCCCGGGCCAGGTGGAAGTCACCCTGGACACGGTCGCAGGGCTGGCAGCCTACGAAGAGCTGACCTTCGCGGGCGTGGGCGGCATGACCGACCTGAACGGCACCTTCGCGATCGTCAGCATCAACACCGGCACGAACAAGGTGGTGGTGAACCTGGCCACCACGCAAACCTACAGCGCCGGCAGCGACACGTGGGCGCGCAAGGCGCCGCATCACACCGCAGGCATGGTCAAGCGGATCTACCGGACCATCGGCACCAACACCGACTACAAGCTCGTGGCCGAAATACCGGTCGCGGACGCCACCTACAACGACACCATCCCGTCGGCCACGGTGTCGCTGAACAACGGCATCCCGACCCTGGACACGCTGGTGCCGCTGAAAAACATGCACAGCCTGGTGCTGCTGTCGAACGGCGCGCTCGCCGGCGCCGTAGGCAACCAGATCTGCTTTTCGGAGCAGGGCAAGCCCTATTCGTGGCCGCTGAGCAACCGCTATACGGTGCCTGGCACCATCGTGGCCCTGGTGCCGGCGGGCAACTCGGTCATCATCCTGACCGACAACTTCCCCTACCTGGCCACGGCCACGGTGCCGGAAGCGGCCAGCGTTGCGAAGATCCCGGGCGACACCCTGGCGCCGTGCCTGGCCAAGCAGGGCGTGGTGGATATCGGCTCGGGCGCGATCTACCCGAGCCACGACGGGCTGTATGTGGTGACCACCAGCGGCGCGCGCAACATCACCGAGAGCCTGTACAGCTTCGACGAATGGACGTTGCTCTATCCGGCGACCTTCAAGGCAGCGTTTTACAACCAGCGGTATCACGCCATGCACCAGACGGCGGACACCGAGCAGGACCGCATCCTGGTGCTCAACGTCAAGGAGCCGGACAGCATCATCGAGGTGACAGAGCAGGTCGATGCGCTGTTCGCCAACCCGTGGGACGGCCTGCTTTACGTGGGCCAGGCCAACAAGATCTACCAGTGGGACCAGGACGACGACAACCGGTATCTCGCCTTCTGGGAATCGCGGGAGTACCAGCTCGGGCAGCCGGTCAATTTCACCATCGCGCAGCTGCAGGCGCGCTTTGAAGACATCGTTCCGGCCAACACCTCGATTCTGGACGCCAACCTGGCGCTGCTGGCCAATTCGGGCAACGTGAACGGAGCGATCGGCTCGGCGCGCGTCGGTCGCTATGGCCTGGGCCGCTCGGCGCTGCGCCCGGTGCCGCAGGTGACCACCGGATCGGTGCAGTTCACGCTGGTCAAGGACGGCGTGGCCGTCTACACGAAGCAGGTGATGGGCAAGCAGCCGTTCAGACTCCCGTCGGGCTTCAAGTCGGACACCTACAGCATGCAGATCACCACCTCGATCCCGGTGTACTCGGTGGTGATCGCGCAGGGCGCGGTCGAACTCAGGCAGGCCTCGGTATGAAAGCGGCCATCCCCGCACTGATGACGCCGGACGCTGACCTGTCGCAGTTTGCTGCGGCCGTGAAGCAGAACGTCGACAGCATGACCGGGCAGCAAAAGAACGCCGTCAAGCTGGTGCCGCTGGCCAGCACCGCCACGCTGGCCGAGGTGATCACGCAGCTGAACGCCATCCTCGATCGGATGCAGGGATGAGCCTCGACAGCTTTAGAAAAGCGCTGGGCTCCAAGCTCGGCGAGGTGATCACGCCTGAGCTGGCGGCCTGGCTGGAGGCAAACGCCTTCGACCGGCTCGACCTGTCGTTTGACCCGGCCATTTTCGGAAGCGCGCTTTATCGCGGACTGCTGTTCCGCGTGGAGCGGATCAGGGACATCGAGAAGGAAATCCACCCGCTGCACGAGCTGCACTGGCAGGAAACCGAGAAGCACCGCCACGGCCTGCAGATGCAGCCCAACTACGCGGGGTTCAAAGCATCCGAAATGGCCGGCCGGCTGCTGCAGTTCACGGCCCGCGATGCCGATGGCGCGCTGGTCGGAAACATCCGCATGAAGCTCTACACGAGCGAGCACACCCAGCGGCTCGTCGCGCAGGAAGACACCTTTTACCTCATGCCGGCGGCCCGCAAGGGCTTCACCGCCATCCGCTTCTGGCAATTCATGGAGCAGGCCGTGGAAGCGATCGGCGTGGGCGAAATCTACACCGACAGCAAGGTCGCCAACCAGGTGGGCCGGCTGAACGAATACCTCGGCTACACGCATGTGGCCAACGTCTATCACAAGTTTTTAGGGGAAAAATCATGTGCAGTGAATCACCAGCTGTAGACCCGGGCGTCGGCCTTGCCGCGCAGGCCAACGCCGCGGTGGCGGCGGACACGCTCGCCTGGTACAAGGCCAAAGATGCGGAAATGAAGCCGTATCGCGACAAGGCCATACAGATGGCCATGGACCAGGCCGACATCCAGACGCAGACGGCGGCCAAGCAGAACGCGATGGCCGACGAGACGTACAACTACACCAAGAACACGTTCCGCCCGCTCGAGCAGAAGATCGCCGGGGACGCGCTCGCCTACGACACGCCCGAGCGGCGCGCCCAGGAGGCCGCGCAGGCGCAGGCTGACGTGGGCAGCGCCACCGACGCGATGCGGGGCAACATTGCCCGCGACGTGGCCGCGCGCGGTGGTGACGTGAATTCCGGCAACTTCATGGCGGGCATGGGCCGGATGTCGATCGACCAGGCCGCCAAGACGGCGGCAGCCGGCAACCAGGCGCGCAAGAACGTGGAAGCGATCGGCAGTGCCAAGCTGGCCGATGCTGCAGCACTGGGCCGCGGCATCGCGTCGACCAATGCCACGCAAACCCAGCTGGGCTTGCAGGCGGGCAACTCGGCCGTGGGCAACGCCCAGGTGCCGGGCAACATCGCCGCGCAGCAGGGCACCATGATGGCCCAGGGCGCGAACACCGCGATCGCTGGCAACAACAGCTCCGGAAACCTCCTGCTGGGGCAGTACCAGGCGCAGAACGCGGCAGCGAATCAGGATTCGGGGTTGTGGGGTGCGCTTGGCCAAGCAGGCGGCGCCGCGATCATGAAGTGGTCCGATGTGAACATGAAGGAGGACATCGAGCCCGTTGACCCAAACAAGGCGCTGGAAGCGGTCGAGAAAACGCCTGTTTCCGAGTGGAAATACAAGGACGGTTCAGCGGGCGCCGACGGCGGCAAAAAACACGTGGGCCCGATGGCTCAGGACGTGAACGCCACCATGGGTGAGGCCACGGCACCGCGCGGCCGGGCCATCGATATCGTGAGCATGAGCGGCACGATGATGGCCGCCATCAAGGGCCTTTCCAACAAGGTCAACCGGATTGCCGCAGCTTCCGGCATTTCCGTTTAACTCACGCAATCGAAAACGAACTGGTCCGAGTTGTAGGACGGGCGCGCTATCAGGCGGGCGAACCGCTGGTGCTTCGAACATTCCGCCTCGGCCAGCTTTTGCGCCTCCACCGTGGCGCCGTCAGGCCCGCTGATGATGACCTGCCGGGGGCTGGAACTGACGACTTTGGTCGCACAGCCCGCCAGCAGGGACAGGGCACACACAGAAGCAAGCATTGCGATTTTCATAGGTCTACCTCCTGAAAACCGCAGTGTAAGCCATCAATTTTTGCAATTCATGGCCACTTTTTGGCCGCAGGAGCACTCCCTATGTCAAAAGCTGTAGCCTTTCTCGCCGGTTTCGGAACCGGCATGCTGGACCAAACCCGGCGCGATGAAGAGAAGGCCCGCCAGGCTAAGCTGGACAAGATCACTTTCGATCGCGCGGACCGCGAAGCCAAGACGGCGGACCGGGAAGACCGCAAGCAGCGCGAGATTGAAGCCGCCAACGCCGACACCACCGTCACGCCGGGCGCGGCGGTCACGGGCCTCTCGACCGACGGCAACGCCGCCCAGTACACCGATGCGGATGTGGCTGGCTCGGATCTACGCCAGGCCCGGCAGATGGCAGAACAGACCGGCGCGCCGGCGCCCGTCACCAGTGTGGCCCCCAAGTTTGCAGCCAACGGCATTAACTTCGACACACAGGCTCAGGCCGGCGCCGCCGCGAAGGCAGCCAACGACCCCAACGCCAAGGCCGCCCGCAGCGCGGCCGTGATCGCGAAATACGACCCAGTGGCGGGCCAGCAAATGCGCCTGGCCAACACGCAGGTGAACGCGGCCGAGCAGAAGGAGGCCGACCAGAAGTGGAACCAGGACCTGTGGGGCGCCATGCAGGCCGGCCACGAAGGTATGGCGCAGCTGGTGTCCAAGTCCAACGGCGGGTCCATGGCGGGGGTGCAACTCAAGGCTGTACCCACGCCGGACGGCCAGAGCGTGGTTTACAACAAGGTTAACCCCGACGGCACCATGGTGCCAACCAAACTGGTGTTCCCCAACAACCAGGACGGCGTGATGCAGGCCGCCTACATGCTGGACAAGACGGTGACCCCCGCGCAGCGCCTGGAGCACGCCTTGAAAGTCAACAAGGACGAGCGCGAGGGTACTGAAAGCCTGGCCAAGGCCGGCTACTACGATGCTCTGGCGGGCAAGAACAACGCCCTGGCCGAGAACGGCGGCACGTCGAAGAAGGCCGACCACTTCGACGCGAAACAGTGGGATGCCGCTGGCAAGATCGACAAGTCGGTGGTATCGCTGCCCAACGCGATGGGCGACAAGGACGTGGAATCCGGCGACCTGCGATCGGCCTATCTGCAGGTGTTCAACGCAGCCAAGGCCAGCGGCAGCATGGCGCCCAACGAGGCGGTGGAGCACGCCACGACCACCATCGTGAAGCTGAAAAACGCCGCAGCCACCCGCGTGGAGCAGGCGCTGGCCGCTGATCCGAAGTCCAAACTGACGATCGACAAGGCCGTGCGCGACATCTTGAAGGAATCGCAGGCCTTCACCAAAAAGGCCGGGCCCGCGGCCGCGCTGGGCGCGCCGGCGGGCAACGCGCCGCCCAGCTCGGCAAAGCAGGGGCAGATCGACATCCTCAACCAGGAAATGCGCAAGGCGGTGGCCGCCGCC